CTGCACGACTGCTGCGGACGTTTCGGTGATGCGGTTCGCACGCCAGAGGCCGCACTCGATATCATCCGCCGCCGCCGCCCGCAGCACGACTCGGTGTACCATCAGCACCCCGTAAGGGGGCAGAGCGCGGCGCAACCCACAAAGCAGGAAGAAGAGAAGTTGTGATCGAGGTTCCAATCGTGCCTGTCATGGGGGCCTTCGTAGTCCCGACGAAACCGATAAAGGGGTACTGGAAGGGGGAGGAGCCGATAACCCCCCTCCGCCAGTACGTAGGTTCGGCAGGGGCGAAGCGGGTGACCGCTTCGTTAACGGTAGTGAGGGAAGGTGTGGTGGCGGTCGGCCCACAGCGGGTCGCCGCCAACGGGAGAGTGTTTGTCTGGCATGAAGGCGACCGTGGGACATACCACGGCGTCTACGATGCCGCAACTCTGGCTTCCGCAGTGACCCCAGATCCGGCTCGGGCATCGAGCGGGCTGGGAGTTGTAACGAAGTGGGACGCTCCCACTCCTCGCCCGGCGGCCATCGCGGTCATTGAGTCCGCCTCAGGGGCGGGGCACTACGTTGCCGCCGCCTACGCGGCCCCTCAAGCGGACCAGAAACTCGCCATCGTGACCAGCGGGTACGATTCCCGCTCTGGCTGGTCGGTCATACAGGTGGGCGCTGATTACAGCGTTCAGGCGTGGCCAGCCCAGGAATGGGTGGCCACGTTCTGTGGCCACGTCCTGTAAGACGCCCCACACCCCCCGAGCACTCCAGCGGTGCGTTGGAGTGCGCGGATTCCGCCGCATTCGCCGAGTGCAGCGCAACCCGTAAAGGGAAAGGAGATAAGATGAGGATCACAGAGATGATCAGCCGGCATGGAGCGATCATTCGCTCCGGCCGGGACGGCGAGGAGTACGCGGACGGCGCATTCAGGTGCGCTGTCTGTGGATCTGAGGTGCTGGGTCCCGATCCCTGCACATGCAGGGAGAGAGGGGACGCAAAGCGTCTCATCGTCAGCCGCCATCCGGCGGCAGTCGAATTCATCCGGGTCCATGCTCCGGAGTTCCATGATGCACCAGTCCTCGCGGCAGCTACCGCAGAGGATGTGGACGGCGCGATAGTCGCTGGCAACCTGCCGCTGCACTTGGCCGCGCTCGCGGCCGAGGTGGTCGCGGTGGAGTTTGCCGGTCAGGCCCCTCGTGGGGCCGAGTACGGCCTCGCGGAGATGGAGGCGGCCGGAGCGCATCTCCGGCGCTATCGCTGTTACGCGGTAGGAGGTGTCTAATGGCATGGAACCTCCACGGCGATCCCGAGTGGGAAGAAGCGGATTGGGGCGGCGGGCCGCTGCCCAACACGCAACTATACGAACTTTGCCCGGAGACAAAATTGACGGGCAAGCCCTACCTCATCCTCGATGGAGGGCGACCCGTCGGCGAGTACGACTCCCGTGAGGAGGCGGAGACCGAAGTCCGTGAGGCAGAAGAGCATGGCGTCTGCCTCGTGGTGATGTCGCTCAGCGACTACCACGCCATGCTGAGGGTGGCGGGGTTGTGATCGCCCCCGCCGCCCTGGTACCAGGACGGCGAAACCCGCAAGGAATGCGCCGAGGAGGGCGCGTGAGATGACACGGATGACAATTAACTCAATGAGTGCGCGGCAAAATTGCCAGAAGCAGATCCACCGCATGGGATGGCCCTATGCCTGACCAGACGGTGAGCCAGGCCCCGCCAGAAGTGCGGGAGTACATGAGCCGCCTGGCTCAGGCGCAGGACCGCGAGCCGAAGCGCCGCGGTGGACTGAAGACCTGGGCTCAACTGAGCCAGGAGCAACGCGCGGCGAAGGTGGCGGCCATGCAAGCCGGCCGCAAGCGCAAACGCGACGAGGACCGGGAGGCGCGGAGGTGATCAAACGCGCCTTCGCCCTGATCGCGGGCGTGCAGCTCTTCTGCTACGCCGTCGCGTGGCTGGTGCGGCAGTTCAAATAAAAGGAGAGGAAAAACAATGACACGCAAGGATTACATGAGCGGGACCGTAACACATCAACAGTACTACGGCTCCGTAGTCAAGGCAGCCGGAATCAAGTTCGATTCGGACGACCCCATCGTGCAACGAGCCAAGGGTAGCGTGGACCCGCACTACAACGATATCCCTTTAGGCCGATGGGATGCGATGGCGCTATTCGCCCGTCCATCTATCGCGGCTGCACTAAAACAACATGATGATGGCTGGTCTCTAGCGGGCGGTGTTTGCACTATGAAAGAGGCCGTTCGACAAGCGGTTGAAGGATCAAAGTAGATGCAGAATTGGCGCAAGGAAGCACCCGCCCCATTGGTCCGCGTGACCCCGTTGGACCGCATCGCCGCCCTCGCGGTGGATGCGGTCCCGGCCGCGCGGACCAAGGAGATCTACCGCTCTAACCTTCAATCGTTCCTGGAATGGTTCCGGGCACAATCCGAGCCCCTGAATCGCCAGACCGTTATGGCTTGGCGGGCATGGCAGCAGACCACTAAAGTCTGTAATAAAACCATCAATCAGCGCCTCTCCAGCGTTCGCAAGTTGGTCAAGGAAGCGGCCAACAACGGCTACTTGGATGAGGCGACCGCCGCCGGAATCCTGCGGATTGAGAACCTGCCGACAACTGGCGGGCGAAACGGCAACTGGCTGACGGCGGAACAACTTAACACCCTCCTCGACTCGCTCAAGGCAGGCGATACCCTCGCGGACAAGCGCGACCGGGCGCTATTCGCCCTGCTGATTGGCGGCTGGCTGCGGCGCAACGAAGCGTGCCACGTCCGCATCACGCAGCTACAGGAGCGCGACGGGCGCCCTGTCATCGTGGACCATCAGCGCAAGTGGGGGCGGACCCAGACCATCCCATTGCCGACGTGGGCCGCGGCTTGGGTCCGAGAATGGATCGAGGCCAGCGGTATTACGGAGGGTTACGTTCTGCGCAACGTGACCCGCTGGGGCACAACCGGCGTGGACTGGCTCAGCCCGGCCGGGGTCTGGGAGATCGTCCATCGGCGGGCCGCGGCGCTCGGCTACGAGATCAGCCCCCACGATCTGAGGCGCACTTGCGCGAAGATCGCGCGGCATAGGGATGTCCCGCTGGAGAAGATCCAGACGCAGCTCGGCCATGCCAACATCGAGACCACGATGCTGTACGTGGGCTCGGTGGAGGGCATGGCGGACGCCGCCTGCGACCACGTGTTACCGACAGAATAAGCAAGGCTCATACTACACTCGCCGACTGTCCACAAAGTAGACAGTCGGCGTTTTTCTGTCTACCTCCTTGACACATAGGCCCAATCACCGTATTGTGTAGGTGATCGGCTGTGCCGATACGCGCCGGCATACCGGCTGCTCCCACCGAGGCCTCAGGCGTGAGCCATCCCGAAAGCCCTTCGAGAGCAAAGCGCAAAAGTCAGAGAAAAGCGGCAATCCGCATTCTGAACCCCGCCACAGGCCACTCAAATTTCGTAAACCTGCACACTGCATCCCGCATGGTCGATAGAGGGGAAGCCTCCTTCCGTCAACGTGGTACGGCGATCTGGATACATCATTTCCACAACACAGCGCCCGGCGTCGATGCCCGGACCCTCGGAATCGCCCAGAGCAGCGAACTGGCCGGCATCCCCGTGGTCAACGGCAATCGCCTACTGAACGTCGGGCGGCGCTCGGCTGGACCTCCACCGCACCCCGGAGGTCCGCGGGCATGGTAGGTTTCGGGAGGGATGAGGGAATTGTTCCACACTGAGCGGCCTGCGTTGTAGGCCAGCCTCTTGCAACATTGAGCCCCACCCTCCCGATGTAAACCCGCGCGCTCCACCCCGCCGATGCCTAGAATCGCAAAACAGCTCAGCCGCCAACGCCAGCAGACGCAAGTGCTGTTTGGGCGGTTCAGTCCTGACGAACTGCGAACCCACGCCCCGCAGATCCCGCCCGAGAACATCCCATGGCGCTACATTGCCTGCGCGGGCTACAACATCGACGAGAACGGCGTAAAGCACTTCCACCATCAGGAGATGCTGCCCTGCGATTGCCCGCCAGGCCCGCACGAATGGGCTGTCACTTCGCGGGCGGATGAAATTGCGCTGTTGGGCGGCGCCGGGTCCGGGAAAACCGAGGATACCTTCGGCTTCATTCTCAAGGGCAATCCAGCTCCGCGGAACAGCCGCGCCGATGTCTCCTACTGCAATCATCCGCACTATCGGTTTTTGGTCCTGCGCCGCAACAGCGTTGACTTGACGGACTGGTTCGACCGATTCTCCGCAATCGCCCGCCGCCTCGGGGCGGAATGCCCCAAGAATCCCATGACGGTACGCTTCCCCAGTGGCGCGACTGGCTTTTTCGGGCACTTGGAGGACGAGCAGTCCTACATGAAGTACATGGGTCATGAGTACGTCCGGATCGTAGTGGAAGAAGCCTCGCACATTCCGAGTGAACTGCTCTGGATTCGCTTAAAACAACGCAACCGCACGCGCTACATGAACGAAATGCAGTGCCAGATGATGCTGACGGCGAACCCGATCGGTCCTGGCGTCAGGTGGATCAACGCGCGGTTCCGATTCCGGCCAGACGGCTCACCAATAAAGAGCTGTGAGAAATATCGCTGCCCGCTCACTGGCAACACGCGCGTGTGGATTTACTCAACAGCATGGGATAACCCGTATTGGCTTGCCGATCAGGACCAGTCCTACATTCGCAACCTGGAGGCGTTGAAGCAGTTTAACGAAATCGAGTATCGGCGCATGGCGCTGGGGGACTTCGACTGTATCGAGGGCTCATTCTTCCCGATGTTCCGGAAGGAGCGCCGCGCCAGTGAGCCAGAGAATGCACTGCACGTCATCCCGGCACGTCCACTGGCCCCGTGGTGGCCTCGCGCTATCGGGATGGACTGGGGATTCTCTCACCATACCGGCGTGGTCTGGGGCGCGTGGAGCCCCGACAAGCAGTTGATGCTGTACCGCGAGACGAAATTCAAGGGGCTCGATACCGTGCAAGCCGGGGCGGAAGTCGCCCGGCTGAGCATGATCGACCTCGACGGCTTGCCCTCTCGTCACATGAACCTGTTTCTGTCACACGATTGCTTCCACAAGGACGGACGCGAGAGTGAGGCCGATCAGATCGCCCGCGGCATCAACACGGTTCTGGGAGCAGGCGCGGCATTTGTCTTCAGTCCAACTGATGACGAGGAGAAACTAGACCCGAAGCTGGCATGGGAAGCGGTCAAGCGGCGCCAGCTTCAACACGGGCGGTCCACCGTCATTACCCTGATCCCGGCCGGCGGCGGGACCAAGCGGCGGCATGGCTTCAGTCTGATGCGAGAGTATATGCGATGGCAACCGCTCGTCATGGCCGCTGAGTTCAATGAGGAGTATGCGAAGCACTTAGTCCTGACAGAAGGCGCTTTGGCATATCACGAATATCGGGATTCGTTCCGGAAAGCCGCTGAAGAAAAACTGCCGGTCCTGCAAATCTTCAACACCTTGCCGCAATTGATCTCGTGCATTGAGGCAATTCAGGAAAAACCCGGCAACACCGAGGAAGCCGACAAGCAGGACGGCGACGATTTGGTGGATGCCGCCGTTCATCTCATCAAAGGTTTCCCGTTCGGCCATGAGGAAGCCCCGCGCGATGTCCAGATCAAGGCCAAGATGGACGCCATCGCGCCGGGCTGGGAAAACTCGAATCTTGATCTGGTGCGGCGATACCACGAGGCGAAGTTGGGTGAGACTGAACCTCAGCCATTCACATTGCCGCGCGTGGCCGGTCCGACGCGCCGGAGGTACGCAAACTGATGGACCTCCGCAAAGCGATTGACGCCATCCGATACGATGCCGCAAAGACCGGTGGCTCGATCAAAGCCGGGTTCGACCGCTATGCCGCCGATGTTGCCGACGCCGCAGCGAATGCAGGCGAAGCAACGCGGCTTGGATCTCCTGGGTGGGTTGCCAGAACGCGCCAAAGCGCAGACAACCTCAGGCAATCGGCCGATGCTTCCGTTGGGCCTGAGCCGATGGACCGGGGACTTGCGATGCTAACCCGAGGCGTGCTTGCCGCGCCGGCTCTGTACTGGGGAGCCCGCATGGCCAATGTGCTCACGCCCAAATCTCATATCATGCGAGCGGTTCCGGCCGCGTACCGCTTCGCTAAGGATTCCCGCGACTACATCCAGGGGCAAAGTGAATGATCTACTTTAAGAACTTCACTGCAATCTGGCGCAAGCCCGCAATGGTGCTCTGCGGGATGTTCGCGCCGCAAACCGATCTATCGTGGATTCCAACGATCAACTACCAGACCATCGCCGCCCCCCTGGAGGCGCCCGATGGCGAGCGCGTCACATTTACCTTCTCATCCACTCCAGTTGCGGTAGTCTGCAACGGAACGATCTGGCGCGAGAACAGCGGTTATACGCGCGACGGCAACACAATCACTTGGCAAGACGGGTTTGTCCCCTCGGCCGGCATGGATATCTGGGGGCTTGTATGAAGAAGCTTGCAGGGTTGATGTTCTTCGCAATGGTGATCCAGGGCCAACAGGTCGATTGGAGCCAGATCAAGAACAAGCCATTCCTGACTGCATCTGACTATCGCTTCACCCGCACCAATGGGATTGGAGCCACGGGAGACCTCAGCGCCTCCGGGGCCAACACTGTCACGCTGACCCCTTGCCCTAAGGGCATCAACGGGACCGATGCGAACCATTACGTCTACATCTCCGGGGGGACAGGGACGGCTGAAGCCGTACTCGTGACTGGAGGCAGTTGTACCTCTGGGGCATCGACGGGCACGCTGACTTTTACTACATCGAATACGCACTCCGGCCAGTGGGCGATCTCATCTGCTGCGGGCGGCATCCCGGAAGCATTGAGTGATCTACCGGCGGCAGGCGGCTCAATTCTCCTGCCTGCCGGGGCCACGACCGTTTACGCCACAATTTCGATTGGCAATGGCTCAGCCGCAGGAGCATCGACTCGCAAGAACGTCGGTCTGATTGGGCAAGGAGCAGGCGGAACATCTTCAGAGATCCTCAATCCCGGCGGGGCGACCAGCCTCAACTGGGCCGGCGCGGATTCGGGCACAATGCTCCAGATCCTAGGCCCCATCGCGGGAGTGCGGCTCTCGGATATGTATTTCAGTTGTGGGTCCCAGACACATCATGCCGACCGCGCGTTGTATGCGATTCATCCGTTCAGTTCGGCGTTTACCAACCTGACTATCGACAGTTGCGGCTCATACTCCATCGACCTCACGGCGTATGACAATCCGAGCGGCGTGGTGATCGGGGCCAATAACAATGTGTGGGAGAATATCTCGATTTATTCCAACGGGGTTGCAACATCAAGCGGCATTCGAATTGGCGCCGCAGATACTGGCAATCCATACGGCTTTATTCTAGACGTAGCCAAAAACCACTTCAAACACTTTGCCATCGGGGCAGGATCGTCCGGCGTGGGTGTCAATCTGCGCTTTACTGATAACGGCATGTTCACTGGTCTCAACATAACGTCCGGGGCCATTGGAATTCTCGTCTCACAGGCGACCACCATTCACGGCAGTCACTTCCCTGCTGCCTATGTTTGCTATATGTGCAATATCTCAGCGACGACCCTGCTGGATGACTCGTCCTGGACAGGCGCAACGCTAGGAATGTTTTTCCTTCCATACAATCCGGATTCAGAGCTCCTTCCCAACCCGGTAGGAACGAATTCATGGTCCGCCGGTATGTCGATCAATATGAAGCCATGGGGAATCTGGAAGTGGAACAACACGCTCTACAACGCGGTCACCAGTTCGTCAGCAATCGCCAACACGGCGAGCGAGACAGCGTTCAGCAAGTCTTATCAGATTCCGGCGCTATACACCGATCAAGTTGGGCTGATTGTCAGGATCAGGGCCGGCGGGAAATATTCGACAACCGGAACGCCCACGCTCACCCTCACCATTCGCGTCGGTGGGACCGGAGTGGACGGATATCCAGTAGCGGGAACCTACGTCACTACCGCGAATAATGCGTCCGACTACGGATGGTCCGCCCAAGCAGACTTCGTCGTTCGCGCAACCGGGATATCTGGAACAGCGCAACGCGGACCTAGTTTCTTTGGAGTGGGAGGGGTATCTGCACCAACTTCCGCTTATAGCGGTACGTTTGAATGGGCGACACTTGTACCAAGGAACGTCCATGTAACGGCCCAATGGGGCACGGCAAGTGCGTCCAACACCATAACGATGGATACCCTCCAGGTGGAACTTATCAACCCCGGCGTTTCAAATTGAGAAAGGGGAGACACATGGACAAACCCAAACTCATGATCGCAGTAATCGGCAAGCAGGATGCGCCTCCCAGACTCGGACCTCCGGGCATGAAAGGCAAGATGCCGATGTCGCCCAAGGTGGGCGCGGCCGAAGATTTAGAGAAGGAAGAGAGCGCAGCGGCGAAACTCGCTTACCTTAAGGGCGTGTTGAAGGAATGCCTGGAAGTCTTGGGCGAGGATGAAGAAGGTCAGGCAATGGGCCAAGAGGGAGAAGATGGGCTTGCTTAGACTGCTCATCCCCGGCTACGCCGTGCTGGAGATGAAGTGCGCGGCGCTTCAGGAACAGATCAATCAGATCTCGCTTCAGCGTGACATGGCGGAAGCCCGGTGCGAGGACATCCGCCGCGTGGCCGATGCCGCATGGTTAAGCCTGACGGGGCGCTCGATCTTCGGCATGGCGAGTGAACGCCTGCCGATGCCTGAGATAGAACAGACTGAGCCGGTCTATTCTCCGATCCGCACGACCAGATCCGTGCAGGCCGAAGCTCAGCAGGCCGCAATGGCCAATCTAGAGAAGTTTTTTGATTCGGAACTGGCATGAATCCGCTTCTAGCGACAGTCGAATCCAAAGCCGAGCCGGAAGATCCGCTTGATAAGCTGCGCGATCCGTTAAGCCGCTTGATCGACGAATACGTCGAGAAGGAGACGGCGACCGAGCGGGCAAAGCGGTATCTCCAGATCCGGCGCGTCGATGCCTACATGAAGGGCGATCAGTTCGCCATTCTGACGGCATCGTCGGCCACCGGGGCCTTGGATTATGCGGGTGCAACGCTCTCAGGTATCGGCGACATCGGCGAGCAATCTGGCGTCTATGACTCTAACTTCGACATCATCAAGGGGTATGGCCGGAAGTATCATTCGATTCTGGGGAGCCGCCCGTTCTACAACGGGGTCGCCGAGCCCCGCAACCCAAGCCGCGAAGCCGACCGGCGGGCGGCTCGCTCAGCCAACACGCTCAAAACATGGCTGACAAGCTGTTGGGATTTGCCGACAAAGAATCTTGAATTCTTCAGCCGCCAGTGGGATTCAGGCGAGGTCTACGGCTACCTGCAATGGGTCGCCGATGAAAAGATGTTCGGCAAAGTCGAAGTCCCGCAGTACACCCCACGCGATGTCATGCTGGAGCCGGGCGGATTCCTCTGCCGCAACTGCGGGGTGAAGTCACCGGCGCCGCACTACCTCGACATGCTTGACCCCATGACGGGAATGCCGTCACAGGTCATGTCATGCCCTGCCTGTCAGTCTGAGATCTCGGATGGCAACTGGGAAGAGCCGGTAACGGCAGTCGTGCCTGAGTTCACCGGAACCGCGAAGTTCCCGCAGGCAGGTCCACGGCTGACACTCTGCACCCCCATTACGGTTACAGTGTCACAGGGCTGCAAAGACAGCCTCGAATCGACACCGTATCTGCGGTATGAGTACGAGGAGCACAAGGGAATCTTGCTCAACTACTTCGGTGAAGATCTCCGCAGGCTAGTCAAGAACTCCGAACAGGTTCAGGGCGGCAATACTCAAACCAATCTTTCCGGACGTCATGCACGGGCGCAGGAGACAGCGAACAGCGGCTCAGGGTTGCCGGCGTTGCAGAACTATTGGACCTACACGCGCATTTGGCTGCGGCCGGCGATGTATGAATGCCTGACGGACGAGACGCTCCGCGGCGAACTCCAGCAGGACTACCCGCTCGGCATGAAAATCAGCCTGGTCGATGGCGCGATCGTCCGGATCGAGCATGAGAATCTGAGCGACTGCTGGGTGGTCGGTGTGCCGGAGCCAGGCAAGACGATTCAGCACAAGCCGATCGCTTATGCTGGGCTCGGCCATCAAGACGCCATAAACGATCAGGGCAACATTATGGTGGCGTTGCTAGAGCGCGGTTTGCCGACCTATGGCTACCGCTCAGATCTGTTCAACGCCAAGGCATTCAAGCGCAAGTCGCATCTACCAGCCGAGGCGATTCCGATTCTGCCGACTTTCGGCGGACGCATTGAAGACGCCATCGTAAAGTTCCCAACTGCCACGTTCCCCGATCAGGCGATGCCGCTGGCCGCGTGGATCAAAGACAACATCGAACAACACTGGGGACTGTTGCCATCGGCATGGGGCGGAAGTTCCGGTGGAAAGAAAACGGCATTGCAGGTCCAGCAGGAACTTGCTCAGGCGCTTCAAGTCTTGGGCACGCCTGGAACATTTGCCTCGCGGTTCTACGCTCAGGTGTTCGATCTGGCGGTCAAGATGGTTGTGCGCCGGGCGTCGGCTGATATCCAGGTCAGCATAAAGTCAGGCGGGCTCAGCACGGCCGATGTAGTGGATCTCGAAGCCCTGAAGAATGGCGATTACGAGTTCAAGTGCGAAGTCGGAATTCCAATGTCGCTGGCCGAAATCCAAGCCCGCATCGACAACATCATCAGTCAGTCTCCGTTGCTTGCCGAGATCCTGTTTGGGCTCGATGCCACAAACAAGCAGTTCCGCAACATGAGCAATGTAGGAGCCTTGGTCGATAAGATTCTGCCCGGCATCACGGATCTCCAAATTCCCGGCAAGGACGAATGGGATTACACGGCCCGCAAGATTCAGCAGTTGGTCGAGGAACAGCCCATCGTAGGACCTGACGGAATGGAACAACCCTCGCAACAACCCGAGGAGTTTGTCCCCAACTTTGCGACGGAAGCGAACAACGTAGCGCAGTGGTGCAGGAGCGCCGCAGGCCAGACCGAAGCTGAGCGCAACAGGCTTGGCTACCGCAATGTCGTACTCTACGGCAAAGCGTGCTGGCAGCGGGCACAGGCCCCACCTCCGTCGGTGGATCAACAAGGCGGGACGCCGCCACCAGCCGAGCAACTCGGAGCACAAGCCAATGCAGCCTAGCCCTACAGCCGATCTCGGTGCAATCGAGACGCCCGCTGTCCAAGACGCACCACCCAATGCGATTACTGAACCCGTGTCCAACGACGCCTCGGCTTCCATGGAGACGCCACCTGTTGTGGAAACACCAGGCGAGGGGACCACTGAAGCCAAACCGGAATCCACTCCAGCAGCTCCCCGCCAACCCGAACAGCCTGCCGGGATCGAAGACGATTTCGACATCAAGCCCGACCGGGTAGAGGGCAAGCAGTACTTCTTCCGCGAGCAAAAGGCAAAGCAACTTCTGGCTCACGCGGACTTTGTGCGGGCGCTGGACAGCATGATCCCAGGCGCGACGGTCGAACTGATCCAACAGCATTACATGCGAAGTCTCGGGTCGCAGCAGATGCTCGATGACTTCAGCAGCGGCAATCCGGAGCAAATCGGCCGGTGGTTGGACTTCCATATCAGTCCTCAAACGAACCCGAATAGTGTGGCGCTCGTGGCCGAGGGACTGATGCAGCGGCTACCGCAAGTGGCGCCACAGGTCTACTCGCACATCAGATCGCAGGTGATTGGCGGGCAGATCCAGGATCTCTACGAGCGGGCGGCAACCACGCGGGATGAGCAACTTCTGCTTCTGGCTCAGAATCTCGACTTTCATCTGACGGGGAAATTCAAGACAGCCGACGATCTGCGTCAACGCGATCCGTTTCAGTCGGAGCGTGAAAGATTTGAGCAGGAGCGGCGCCAGTTCTATGCTGAGCGGGCGCAGGAGCATCAATCATGGCTCGACTTGCAGATGAGTCAGGCCGATGAACAGGCGTTAGCCGCGCAGACGGAAGAGATTGAAGCAGCATTGGCTCCTGTGGCACAGCAATTCAAAGGCAAGCCGCAATGGGGCTACATGGTGCATGAACTTACGCAGAAGGTCGAGGACGCGAAGAAATCGAATCCCGGCTGGATGCGTGAATATGAGTTGATTCGTCAGCGAGCCAAGCGGGCACCTTCGGCGGAATCGAAGAAAGCCATGGCTGACATGATGAGAACGTTTGTGAAGCGGGCCGTCGCGCCACACCGCAAAGGTGTGATTGATGCCGTTGCTCAACCGATTCTCAACGCCTCCGCGCAGGCGACGACAAACGCGCAGCAGCAGGCAGCCGCCAGGCCCGAGCCTGGCGGGACTAACCGAGTCGTGAATCCAACAACTGATCTGGCCGCACGTGCGAAGGAACTTCGCGCCAAGGGCGGGACGGTCGAAGACATCATGGCCCTGGCTAGATAGCGCACATCTTCGATTCCAGGAGCAACCAGCAATGGCAAATGAATACTTGAATGCGACCATCGAGAAGGTTCGCAAAGTCCTGCCGGAAGCCTACGAGGCTGCGGGCAAGGGCGTTCTCTACGGGCTCATGCAGAAAGCGCCCGCGGAAAAAATCACCAAAACAACTAACGGTCTTGACTTTCGCATCCCGATGAAGATGCAGCGGGCCGGGGTGTTCGGCAAAGCCAATCTTGCGGGCGGCAGCCTGATGACTGGCTCCAAAACGAACATCAAGCAGATGTACCAGACGTACTTCACCACGCAGCTCGCGTTCGAGCTGAACATGGAAGACGTGCTGACCACTCAGAATCAGGAACTCGCCATCGTCAACGCATTCAACGATGCGATGAAGGAGGCCCCGACAACCTACATCCATTACCTTGACATTGGGCTGCACGCCATCGGCGCGGCTCAGGGGCTTGTGGCTCTGTCAACCAGCGTCACCAGCGGCGGTGGTGGGACCGAGACCGTCACCTGTGATTCGGAGTACGCAGCGAATCTGGTGACGGAAGGCATGAGGCTGGAGATCTACTCCAACGATCTCGGCACCCATCGCACTGCTGCGGTCCCCGACGACCTGCCGTATGTTTCCACCGTGGACAAGACGGCGGGCACGTTCGTCATCACCAACCTCGGCGCGATCATTCCACAATCGACGGACTATTACGCCCTGCCCGGCGTCGGAACCGTCCCAGCATGGGTCAACGGTCTGAACTACTTCCACACGACCGCCACCACGGGCAATCTGCTGGGGCTTTCGCGCGTGACGTATAAGGCCCTGTTGCCGAACAAAGTCAACGCTTCCAGCGGCGCTCTCGTGCCGGATCACATCTGGCAGTTGCAGCAGCAGATCAGGCAACGCAATGGCAACGCTCCGCTGCCGAAATTAACTGGTCTGCTGCATGACGCTCAAGCTTACCAGATCGGACAGCTCGGCCTCGCCATCAGCGGATGGCAGCGCGGCGCATCGGACAAGATGATTGACGTTGCCCCGGCTATCGGCGATACGGTCCCGCTCGCTGGCATCAACTTCATGAAAGACGTTCACGCCAGCAAGACGAAGGTCCATCTGCTCGACCTGTCTGAATGGGGCCGCGTCGAGCTGTTCCCCAAGGACTTCTTCAAGGTCCCCGGCGATGGCACTTACATTCATCTGAAACGGGCAGCGACCACGGCGGCCGCGACGTTCGCCATTCAGTTCTGGATGATCGCCAGTGAGAACTACTACTGCGCGAAGCAGAGCACTGGCGGTTTCATCCACTCACTCGCAATCCCGTCGGGCCACTGAGGACATTTGACTGAGTCCGTCTGAACCACGAACCACCCACCCGAACTAGGGGGCTCCTCTCCATCAGGAGCCCCCGCTTTTTCAAATCATGGACATCGCCTACCTCAACCAGAAATTGCGTGACGCCTTGGGCAATGCGCCATCAGGCGATCCAAAGTTCAAATGGATTCACGCAAAGGACCTGACTATCCGGCAACGGGATACGGATGGCACATGGGTTGACTTTCCTCAACTGAGCGAAACAAGCACGGGCGATGGGAATAACCCCTGCGCCGCCGCCCCCAGGTGGGTTCTGGCGACGTGGATGCCGCCGCAGCACACGCTTGAGCAGTACCGTGCGATGTTTGGCGGTTCGATGCCCTATCCCCGCAACGGGCGGTATGTGGTCACCGACATCGTCTTGGTGCGCGGGGCCGTTCCAACCGAGGCGGTCACGGACAATGTGATCGGCAAGGAAAAGGCGCGGCGCAGACTGGTCGAATCTCAGCGCAGAGAGGCAATCTCAGCGGGACGCGACCGCGTACATATGGAAGGCAAACGCAAGGCACAGGACATCATCAGTGCATGTTTCCCGGCGTTCAAACATGCGCCGGGCAAGAAAGACCATGTTTCGTTTGGAGGCATATAACCGATGAAGAGAACAATTCTCTCGGTCTGCAACTGGCCGCTCAGTGCAGTCCGCGACTACTCGAAAACAGGCGTGACTGCGTTCAAGACAACCTATGAAATCCCGGCCGTCCCGAAGGGTGAATACGCCCTGCTGGAAGTCGGCGATGCGTGGGACCGCTACCACGTCAGCGAGGGCAACTACTCTTCCATCCCAGTCTACGGCGAACACCTGGCCGATGACTTGGTTCACGAGTGGAGTGGCGACACCGCGGAAGGCGCCTGCGGCGTCATTGTCCTCAAGGGCGATCAGCCAACCCCCGAAGAGAAGGCTTTGGCAGTCAAACAGCACGTCGCTTACTGCACGGCGATGCGAAACAAAGCCATGAAACTCTGGGCTGAGGACAAGCGGGATCAGGCGACAAGCCCATCGTTTGTGCTGGCGTCACAGTACCTTGGCACGCCAAACGATCCATGGTGCTTGCCACAGGATCATGCGATTCAGGTGAAGTGCCAGTGGTGCGGGAAGTTGGTAGACGAGGAGGCCGTGCTATGTTCCTATTGCGGCAAGATCACGAACTTCAACCGCTATCAGCAACTCATGGAACTTCAAGATGAAATGGAGAAGAAGTTCAAGGCGAGCCCGCCGCCTCCGTTGCAGCCGGCCACGCTAAAGGAACCGGCAGGCACCAGGAGCTAACGTCATGGCGACATGCACCGTGCAGGACGTGATGGAAGACGCGGCCGATTACTTGGGCGACCCCGAGGGGGAAGTCTACAACGCCGGGAAACTCGCGCGTGCCTTTGGTAAAGCGTTCCGCGGTCTGTACGACTGCATGATTCTGCATAACCTGCCGCCCGTCCACAGGACCGTGACCTATACGCTTCCAGCCAACACAGCTTCATCGACATTCGGTCTCACGGACATGGGGGAACCCGATGCTCTGTGGGAGCGTGGCGTCGGTGAAACGCTCTATGCCTTCATCGCGCCATCCGACCCGCTCCCGCAATGGGAATCATCTGATCGGCTGCGCGTCTGGAAGCGCGAGAACGAGACTTTCTACTTCATCGCCGCCACACAAGACCGCGAGCTCAAGATCGAGTACTGGTCTTCCGGAGCGGCGCCGGCTGCAGGAACGATCACGACCGACAACGCGCGGGATGTCCTCGCAATGTGGACAGCCTACATCGCGGCGCAATCCAACGATATGCCATCGCGGGCTCGGGAACTGAGCCTTGATCTGTTCGGCCACTCCGGACAACCTGATGGCACAGGCGGGGCATTGCGTGGCCTGATCGGGCCGATGATTTTAGAGGAACAGAACCGCGCATCGCGTGCGGAACCCTTCCGGTACAGGCGGAATGCCGACCGGGCACTGATTGGCTAATCGTTTCGTCCCCGTGAAGGGGAGTTGAGAACATCTCAAGGAGACAAGCAAGATGGGTAAGACATTCAACAAAGACGCCGTGATTCTGCAGTGGTTCTCGGGGCTTCCGGGAAATCCTCTGCCGGGCGGCGCTTCGCAGTTTGAGGATGCGCTCCCGAACATGCGAAAGATTCGCTGGCTCAATGCCGCCGGCACGGGCTACGTCGATGGCATCTACGTGAATGCCGACAATGACGTTGTCATCGGGACGCCAGTTGCTTTCACGGGCAATATGACCGTCATCAACGACGCGGATGGCGATGCTGCAATCACGATCACGGCGAACGCCGGAACCGCTGTCAATGGGCTGACCGTGGCGAACGCTGCCACTGGCGTTGACCCGCGCCTGAGCGCTACTGGCACGGACGCGAACATCGACTTCGAAATCATGGCCAAGGGCACTGGCGGCGTAAAGATCCTGGATGGCAACGGGAACGAGGTGATTGTGGCTGGTGCTGCAACGGCATCAGCCGTGAACGAAGTCACCGTGACCAACGCAGCAACCGGCAATGCGCCGAGCGTGTCGGCTACAGGTGGCGACACCAACATCGACCTGCAGCTAACAGCTAAGGGCACGGGCATGGTGGCGCTCGGCACGACCGGCACTGCTACGGCCACGGCTGGAGCCGCAACATTGAGCGCCCAGCGCGGCACCATCACGTCCGAATCCCTCACGACGGCTGCCGGGGCGATTTACACCCTGACAGTCACCAACACCAAAGTTGCAGCGACCGACATTGTGCTGGGTGCCGTAATGAATGGCACAAACACGCAGGGCGAACTGTGCCTCGAACGCATCACGCCCGGTTCGGGCAGTTTCGTCGTCATCATTCGGAATCGGCACGCGAGCCAAGCCCTGAACGGAACGATTAAGTTTGCATTCGCGGTTCTCTGATGGACCATGGCTGACTTCGCCGGGACAATCACGCTGACCGCCTACGTTGCCCCGTTCATGGGGCACGCGGGAACAGCGTGTTTCACTATTACTCTCTCCTCCTCCCCTTACACAGGCGGAAACCTGAACCTTACCGGGGTGGCCGACCGCTTCACGTCGGTCACCCCGGCCTCTTTCCGGGCCATCACGTTTAACGTGGGCGCGGCAAGCGCAGCCTACATCATCAACTGGGTTCCAGCAGCACAGCCAACGTGGGCAAACCTCGGGACGCTTCGGCTGTTCAGCAACTCCACGACTGAAGTAAGTGGCACTGTGACCTTCACTATTACGGCGACGGCCACTGTTCTCAATGCTTCATTGCTGTGATTTCACCATGAAACTGAGCGTTCCAGCAAAATCCGCTGAAATCCACGCGGTCAAGATCCTCGCCGATGGCCGGCGGGTTGACCTTGGCTGTATCGCCTACTGGCACCGAAACCCACTGATGCGCCTCTGGCGCAAAATCAAGGAGCATTTGCATGGCAACCGTATTCACTAACGCCGGCAAGGCGATTGTGACCAACCGGCTCAACAGCGGAGGCACGGTCCCACAATACATTGCATGGGGGACCGGCGCCGGAACCTCGGCGCCATCTGACACGACGCTGTTTACAGAGGCGTCAGAAGCCCGCACGTCCGGCACGGTGACGCAGCAGACCACGACCACAACCAACGACACCTACCAGGTGGTCGGCACGATCACTTGCGCTGGTTCTGGCAAGACAATCACCAATGCTGGGGTGTTCGACGCTTTGACATCTGGCAATCTCTTTATGAAGGGCGATTTTACGGGCGTGGCGTTAAACGTGGGCGAATCAATTCAGTTCACGATGAAAGTAACATTTGCCTGACCACCAGTGGCACCAACTGGGCCACTATGAACCGCAACATGACCAGTTTCGCCACAGCACTTGGTATATAAATAGTGCCAACCATCGGTCCCTATACTCCCGCAGCCGCCGCTGATGATTTCCAAATCGACGCCGTAGACTCCATTGTCACTGGATCTTATGGAACTCTATGGTTTGGAAAGTGGGATGGATTCCTTGAACTTTGCGGAGTACGATTTACATTAGGGGATGCAATCCCATCTGATGCCACAATTACTTCTGCAAGTCTTGAGCTCTACGTAGAGGATTCTGGGGCTCCATCCATCACCACATACGTTTACGTCACCGAATCAGCAGATGCTCCCCAAATCACCACCTATGCTGAACGGCCAGCATTCATGGGTGGGTCAACTACCACTTATCCCACCACCCAAGAAGGATCAGGCGCAGCCACTCTTGCTACGTGGCCTGCAACCGGCAATTGGGCATCAATAAACGTCACTGGATTAATTCAACATCTCGTTGATACTTATGGCGGATTGGCAAGTGGAGCACACATCCTCTTCCACATCCAATCAGACGATGCTATCGCCGATAACACCGAAAACGGATTTCAGCCTTACGAAGGAACTACAAACCTCGAAAAGCTGACAATCACTTACACTGTTCCTGCCTCTGCCGCCCTTTCCGGAACCATCACTTCCGCCACCGAATCTGACATTGTCAGCGGCGGCAAGACCATCATCCTCACCCTCACTGGCGACACATACGTTGTCGAATACGGCACTCCCGCCTACGTTGCCGCTAACACCAAAGGCACAACCGCAGCCGACTCAGCGGGTGGCGGCGGCGGCCGCACCAGCAATGGCGATTTGACCTGCTCGTGGCCCTCCTCCTACACCCCCACCGCAGGCCACTTCGCCTTGATGCTCCTCTACTCCGACCAGGGCACAGGATCCACCCCCTCCGGCTGGAGTCAAGTCTCCGGCTCGCCATTCGGCGGCGGCACGGAAAAACTCCAGCTCTTCTACAAAGTCCTCACAGGCGGCGAATCCGCGCCAGTCACCACCATCAGCGGCTCCACCACCAACATGAGCCACGTGGCCCAAATGGTGATCTATAGCGGCGTGCGCGGGATCGGCGCAATCGGCACTGCCTCGAACGGCACTGGCACGCCGATGACCGCCGCCGCAATCACCACCACTGAAGCCAACTCCATCGTGTGCGGGTGCTGCGGACGCGGCGACAACGAAAACGCTTCCAGTCAAACCTTCGGCGGGTCATCCACTGGCGTCAACGAACGGCTTGACGGCGGCACGGCGCAGGGCAACGACTCCCAGGTTTCGATGGCCGACAAGTCCATTGCGTCCAGCGGCACCAACACTGGCTCGTTCTCCGCAACTACTCAAACTACCGACCCATGGGTCGCCGTCCAAGTCGAGCTGCTGCGCTCGACCCCCTTCGACTCTGCCCGCCAAGCCATCATCAACGGCCTCGATTCCGCCCAGTCCGAAGCGACCGGGTGGGATGCAGTGGTCAAAGCGGGCCAGGGCGTCAGCGGCGTTGTCCGCACCTCAGACACAGTCTGCACAATCACCCTCAGCGCCTTTGCGTCCTACAACATCAGCGCCAATGAGACAATCACCGCCACCGTCCCTGCCTCTGCGCTCTCTGGCGGTTCGGCCATTGTCGCTTCACCAACATTCACGATAACGGTGGCGGCTGGCAACGCACAGACCCTTACTGCGTCTTCAACAGGCACAGCCACCTATGCCCGATCCATCGGTCTGATTCGTCTTACATCGTCCACCGCTACGGCTGGCTTCGTGCGGCTGACTTCGATGTCCCGCACGGCAAACTCCACCGGGACACCGGCCATTTCACGGTCGGCCTCCCTGATTCGCTCGGTTGCTTCAACCGCAACCGCCGCCCTCAGCGCATCGCTGTCATTCGCGCGAATCCTTACTGCGGCATCGACGGCCACTGCATCCTTCATCCGATACATCGAGCGCGTCTCGACAGTGAGCACCACTGGCGCGGCTTCTGCGGTTAGGGTGATGAGCATGATTCAGTCAGCGGCGGCGACAATCTCGGCTGCGTTCGTACGCCTCGTCTCACTCTCCCGCGATGCAACATCCACCGGCGGCGCCTCGCTTGCATCTTCAGTTTTCTTTCTCAAGCAGTTGATAGCAGCGGCTTCAGTGTCGGCAACCGCAACCCGCAGCATCGGGATAGTCCGGGCAGTGGATGCGGCCGCCGCCGCCAGTTTCTCGCGTATCGTGGTCCTGAGCCGCAGCGTAGATGCCGCTGCATCAGCGGCGCTATCCCGCAGTGTCTCTGTCATGAGGAGCGCGGCATCTACGGTCACAGCGTCAGTGACTCGTGGCATAGATCTGTTGCATACGGTAACAGTAACCGGTTCGGCCTCGCTCAGTAAGGTGATGGGGCTCATCGAGAAGATGTTGACCGCATCAGTTACCGCGACTGCCTCACTTGCTAGAGACTTCTGGCTCGTGCGTCAGGCGACTTCCACCGCCTCAGCGTCATACATCAGGGCGTTGAACCTGCTGCATTCTGTTTTTGTTAATGCAACGCCATCACTTCAGACAATCAAGGTTTACTTGCTTGAGTTGATTGCTGCTGTTGTTGCATCAACGGGATCAATCATCCGTGATGTGCGGCTTATTAGGGTTACTGCAGCGACGTGTTCAACTGCTGTGCAGAGGACTATCTCTATTGCGCGAGCCGTGCTGGTTACGGGGACATCGCTGCTTTCGCAGTTGCTTACTTTTACCCCAGTCATTCCTATTCTTGGCAGTGGGCTAAAGCCCCAAACACGGCAGTACTGGTTAACCCGAAGAAAGTTTCGCTTCTAGCGACGACGCATGAGTTTACGAGACTATCTCTACACCGAAATCACCAACTTCCGCGGCCCGTGGACATACCTAGAGGAGTCCGATGTGCCCGTGGAAGGAGCCCGGTACGCGCAGAATGTCGAGTACCTGCCGGGTGCGGTCAAGACGCGGTTCGGATTCGCCGAACTGCTGAGCCTCGGTGTACCAGTAGGATCTCTGTTCAACTGGATCACGACGCCCGATATGGTGAACTCCAGCGGGAACTACTTGTTCTACGTCAACACAAGCAACGGCAACGTCAGCATGATTTACAACTGGAGTACCAAAACCCCGTACTCCCTTTTCACGCTGGCCAACATGGCGTCTGCAACATGGGCAAGCGGCGCAACGCGCGTCTACTGCGCTCCGCTGAAATCCGACGGAACAAGCGCCGGACAGTGCCGCATCATCGGGATCTTTGGCGCGGCCGTGAACACCGATACAGCATTCCTCGGGACAGCGAACGCCACCATCACGGTCACGGAGCCGGGCAGTGGGGTAGTCACGGCAGGAGAGAAGCGCGTCGGATTCGTCACATTGACGCGCAATGGATTCTTCGGCAAGATCAGCGGGAAAACCAGCGTCACGGCGACGGGCGGCAAGAATCTCAACCTGCAATTGGCTCCGGTCGGATTGTGGCCGACAGAAGTTTCAACGATTTATGCTGTCATGACAACGACAGCGAACAATAACCGCTACTATCTGATCCCCAGTTCAGCGACTTCGGTGATCTCTGACTTCACAGTCAACGTGATAGTCGATATCAACGACGCCGATCTTCAGGCTATCGGCATGGATGTCACGGACAACGATGGGCTCTGGGTTCAGGACGGAACAACCGGTCCTTTCAACCCGACTGTAGTCCTGGAAATCGGCAATCGCATCGGCTACATCCACGAATATAACGGGATCTCTCAAATCGCCATCTCCGAGCCGGAGAAGCCACAGCATCTTACGCAGGATCAGCACGTCCTGACGCTACCGGGATTCCGCAAGCTCACCACCGGGTTCATGATGCCCAATGGACTTTACCTACTGGGGCCGAATTGGACCTACTACACTTCGGACAATGGCGACAAGCCTGTCCTCTGGCCTGTCCCTCAGTTAGTAGACGGGGCGATCGGAACGACGGCGCCGCGTGGAGTCGCGGCAAACACCAGCCGAGGCTACGCTTGGATAGCTTCATCCTCGGGCTTCTGGTACTTCGCTGGCGGGGCCTATGCCAACCGTCCAGCATCCTACCTCGTGACGGACTGGTGGAACCGGATCAACTGGGCTCAGTCCGGACTGATTGAAGTGGTAGACCATCCGGCACGTCAAAAGGTACAGATCAAAGTGCCGCTGGATTCGGCATCGACCGCCAACTACATTTTCACGTTCGACTACACTGATGGGGTCACCCCCGAGTTGATCAAGTTCAGCGTGGATTCATGGGAAGACGCGCGGGCCTTCGGCGCTGTGTGCCTTGGAACGAATCCAACGACTCAGAAGCATGAGCTCTGGCTCTCGGATGGCGCAGCGGGCAGCATCTACCGGGAAAAGAACGATAGGGACGATACCGACCCCTACAATGATGCCGGGGCGCTCGGGATAACGGCAATCTACGAGACTTCGCTCATGCCACCGAAGATGAATGCGGGGCAAATCCGCAAGCACTACGGGGCGCATTTTCGCGTGAAGGGAATGGGGCAGCTTGTTCTCACGGCGAAGAGTATGGGTGGGCTAAAGACGGCTACCCCGACGCCAATTGATCTCGTCCCGACGCCGGGCGAAGAGTGGTTCCGGCGGTGGCAACTGATCTCTGAGGCACAGTCGATCAGGATGTCGTCTAGCGGGGCTGACAACTGGTTCATGCTAAGCGCGTTGAAAGCGTACTACGTGAATTGGGGGACGCGGCGATGATCCAAGGCATCGTTAAGCCGCTGATTCCTCCGACAGTACGGGCTGTACCATCGCTACGGCAGTTCGCTGATGCGCTGAGGCTGGCAAACAATCCGATAGTGGCCAATGCCTTCGAGCGAACGCAGCAGGCGCTCGACTTGCACGACAAGGCGCTCCGCAACGCGCCAGACCAGACCGAGGAGTTTGTGTTTACCGATTCCACTGGAGCCATGATTGCGTGGCTTGGCAGTCGGGAGGGGTTTTGGGGCGGATGGTTTGGGCAGCTCTATGTTGGAAGCGATGGGCCGGACACTGCTCCATTTTTCGTTGACGCCAGCGGGGTTGTCAGCATCGGCAAGAACGGCTATGTTCAATTGCTTGATCCTGGCGGCGGCGTGGTCGGCTGGCTCGGCTGCGATGTGGAGACGCCAAAGACCATCACTGGCGCGACCAATGCAGATCCGGTTGTCGTCACCATTGCGGCGCATGGGTACGAGGATGGCGATACTGTCTACATTCAAGGCGCGACGGGGAATACGGCAATCAACGGGTATCGCATCGTTCAAGCCGCGACCACCAATACGTTTGAGATCACCGACCTTGAGGGGGTGGACATTGCAGGCAATGGCGCATTCGCTGGGACCGCCACGGCAACTCGGTACTTCGGCGGCGGATTGTTCGAGACGATGGCGATTGGGGGCACCTTCCCTGATTACAAACTGAGGGCCTTTGCCGATGGCTCGCTGAAGATCAAGGATGCGCTTATTACACTGAGTGATGGAGACAAGAGCATCACGCTTGACCCAACCGGGCCACAGTTTGTATTCCGTGACGATGGGAGTGATTTCACAATTACTGGGCTTGGCGCTTCCTCACATTTGATTCGCCTTACAATGTCGGCTTTCACAGATGATGGCCGCAAAACCGTAGAGATCAATTCTGAAGGCGAGATAGAACTAATCGGGTATAGCAAAGAGGCATCTATCGACGTTCTGAACTACGGGCGGGCGTCGCAGTTGTCATTGCGGGCATCGGGCGGAACGGTCGAAACGCCATCGGCAATCAGCGGGGAGGCGGCACGAATTAACTTGAGTGCGTATGACGGGGGGACACCAATCGGCCACGCAAGTATGGATCTGGAGATGGTCGCCACATCCCCGGTCATGAAGTTCCTGCTCGATGACGTTGAGATCATGTCGGTTGTTGCGGATGGGCTTTACATTCCCAATGGAACGATCCAGTTCAACGGAGCAGGATTCACGGCATCCACGCCGCTGAAGCTCGACGGCACGCAATCAATGATCGCCGGCAAGATCGACCTTGGGAACAGCGATGATATTCAATTCTCGGGCGGGGCGACGGATGCGCTGGTTTCATGGGATGGTTCGACCCTTGTTTCGGTCACGATTGCGGCTCTTGCCACGGCTTTGTCCGGATACTTCGCTACCGCGACGCATACGCATAACGTGAGCGGCGAGACCAGTACTAATGGCGATCCGGCTCACAGCCATACATATAGTTCATCGACAACAGGACCAATCGGATGACGAATCCTATCGCGGTACAACTCACGGATCAGCAGAAGTTCTACCTTGCCCGGCTGGAGGGGATTCAGCGCGGATTGGAGATCGCCAAGATGACGATGCTCGAAGACCTTGCCAGGCAAGCGCAGCGACAACAGCAGCCGAAGGAAGAAAAGGAGCCCAGCGATGGCGACTAACATGACCGTTCCACGAGACTATCTCAACCGCCGCAGGGCATTGACAGATGTTCAGCCTTTGGATGTCGGTTATTATCCCTCCAGCGCCAGCACCCCACCGCCGCCACAGGGAGCGGTATCCTCTCCCGCTCCCTACGGCGGCGGCTACCAGCCGGTCTTTACGCAGTCAGGGTTTCCGATGTCAGCCGTCAATTCCAGCGAACCCGGCAAGATGTCGGAACAGGACCGGCAGATCATCTATAGCATGGGCGGGCAGATCGACTCGGACCTTCAGAACCGCATTATGCAGCAGAATGTGGAAGCGGCACGGGCTGGAGGCCGAGCGGAGGAACTCTACGGGCGCATGGCCGACCGGCCTGGCTACACCCCCGAGGAACAAGAGGAGATTCGCCAGAAAGAGGCGATGGATGCGCTCAAGTACAACCCCGAAACAACCCAGGGCATGTACGCCACCGATGCCGAATGGGCTGGCGCGATGGGAGACCCCAGCAAAGCCCTTCAGTGGTTTGATCCTGCGCATACTGAAGATATCGCTGGAACAGGAGCACGTAACATTACCGGGGCCTACGAAACAGGGCAGGGGCGGGTCATGGATGCGGTCCAACAGGGCGCAACGGGGCAGCGGGGAGCCATTGACGCACAAGCTCTCACGATGGATCCGCGGGCAGCGGGGCGCATCCAGGGGGCGGTCGATTCCACCGGCCGGAATGTCCGAGACGCCATCGACTACGAAAAGCTCAAGCTGGACGCGACCGGGCTCAAGATGTCGGATGCCGAACGCGAGGGTTACGTAGGCCGGGCGCAGCGACAAGTAGGCAATCAGTACCGGGCGCTTCAGGATGACATCGAATTGGCGGCGGCGCAGAGCGGCAATGCTACTCCCATGGCCATTGCAGCGGCCAAGGATCGGCTGGCACGCAGGGCGGCGGTAGACATGGCGGATGCCCGCACGAACGCTGAGCTTGCCGCCCAGGCCGCGCAGCGCGATACCTATAGGACCGCCGAGCAAATGCGGCTCGGGGCAGAGCAAGGATACTCCGGCTTGCGCTCTCAGGCTGAAATGGGGCTTGGCAATCAGGCCATCAACGCGGGGCTCAGCACGGAAGAGATGCGGCTGCGGGCGCAACAGGGGCTCACCGGCTACCTGACGGATGCCGAGCGCGACATCGCCAACCGTGGTGTGGCGGCGGCGGTCGAACAGCAGAAACTCGGCATGGACGCCGCGCAGGCGGCCGCCAACATCCAACAGCAGGCGAACCAGTTTAATCAGGATCTCGGGATTCGCGCCTTCCAAACGGCAGATGAACAAGCGGCAGCGCGGAATCTGGCATTGCTTCAGAATCGTCAAGGGATTGCTCAGTCTGGCGACCGCAGCCAGTTTGAGCGCACCACTGCGATTGCCGACCGGGGCACTGCGGCTGGTCTGAACATCGGCAATGCCCGCCGCGGTGATACTCAGACTGCAGCGGAAGGGTTCTCACAGGCGCGAGACAGCGCCAATCAGAACATCAACGCCGCGCAAGGTCAGCGGGTAGAGAACTACGGGACGATGGCGCAGGGGGCGAACACGGCAACGCGGAACAAGCAGCAGTACGAACTGGCGAAATCAGAGATGGGTTGGGGGAATCAAGTGTTCAAGCCTCTTGTCGGCCAAATCCTCGGTACGGCGGCCACTTTGGGGATGAACAAAATGCCGAGAGGTGCGAAAAAACCAGGAGAATGATAACAATGCCCTACTACGACGCTCGCACACCACCATTCGTTGACCCGGCAGACTACGGGCAGCCACGCAAGAAGTTCACCCCGCAGTGGTTGCAGCGACCGGTGAATGCGCCGCCGCCATTGCAGGAACCTATCACGGCCTACACCCCCCCATGGCGATCCTCTCCCGCCATGGCAACGATGGAGGAGCCGGAGGTCCCAGCCGTCCCCCTGTCGGATCCTCCTCCTCCTCCTCTGACCGCACCCAAACTCGACCCACAGTGGCGCTCCTCCGATCAGGCGCGGGAATCGACGCGGGCGGCGCGGGATATCTACGGCGAGTACATGAAACTCGCGGAAGCCCCTCCGCAGCCTCAGCACAGACAAACCGGCTGGAGGAGAGCTTTGCACACTATCGGGGATATGTTCATCAACCCAGACATCATGCACCCGAACGTAGCGCGGCGGCGGCAGGAATACGAGGAAAAGATGGAAGCGCTCGGCAGGGTTGCCCAGGCGGCGAAACAACAAGCCGAGGAAGATCGCAGGCAGGCGGCATTGGATGCCGAACTGCAAGCGCGGGCAAAGCAGGAAGCAACTGAGGAGCGCAGGCAAGCGCAGATCGAACAAGCGATGAACAAGCCTGACCCTGGCTTTAGCCTAGACCCCGGCCAAGCGCGGTATGATGCCAGCGGCAAGTTGATCGCTTCCGCCCCGGCCAAACCGGAACCACCTGTAGAGAGTACGCAGACTCGGACGTTCAACCGGATGGTTGAAAACTACATGATCTTAGGGATGCCGGAAGAAAAAGCCAGAGCAGAAGCCGCAAGACAAATGCAGCGGTATTACGAGAGCACCCCGGATCTAAGACTATCTGGCATTCCGCGCAATAAAGCGCAAGCCGAATCGACAAAGACGGATACGGAAATCAAGCGGAAGAAAGATGAGGCAGAGAAGGAAGCTAACCGCCTTGAATCCATGAACTCGGGCGACCTTGACAAAGCCGCCGCACAAGCCGATGCCGAGGGCAAGCCGGACGCAGCAGCCGTACTCCGGAAGCGCAAAGCTGATCGGGCGAAGGGAAAGAAGGATAATCCTCTCTTTAAGGCACTCGACGGGGAAACAAAGCCGCCGCCGAGCGGAACTGCACCGAAGCCAGTGGCCAAGCCGTCTGTACCATCCGATCCATTGGGTCTGTTCAAGTAACGGAGTCATCCGATGCCAACGCTGCAAGAACTCGGCCAACTCGTCAAGAGAAAGTATCCCGGCGCTTATGACGCCCTGGACGACAGAGAACTTGCGCGTGCAGTCCAAGCGAAGTACCCCGGCTCCTATGATGACTATAAGGATGCCCCGACCATCGCGGAGCAGGCATCAGCGGCAGGCGGGCTGAAGGTCAGCGAACCAAAGCCATTCAAGCCGGAAATCAGGCCGGTGTCCTATATTGCGGACAAGCCGGGGCAACGGGTGGCGTTTGGAGCAGAGACAGCAGGCAAGGCAATTGCGAAGATGGCGCAGCCGGATACGCCGCTGGTGGAATTTGACAAGCCACGGCGGGCGGCTCCGACGGCATTGTCCTGGGAGAAAATCGCTACCGGCGTGAAGCGATCAGGTCTCAAGAACATCGAAGGGTTGATCACGCCGAAGAACATCGGCATCGGAGCAGGGCTCGCTGCTGTCAACGCGGCAGGCGCATTGTTCCCCCCAGCTGCCCCGCTTGCCATGGCCGCGAATGCCACAGCCGGGACGTATTTCGCGTCTGAGATGGCGAAGGCTTTGCCTGAGCAGTACGTGCAATACAGCGAGGCATTGAAGCGCGGCGACACCGAGGCTGCGGCTGAAGCCCTGACTGATATCGGGGCAACGGGCGCGATGGCAACAGGCATCGGGAAACATACCGTTGGTTCGATGAAGCCAGCGGTTCAGCGGCAGATGACGGGGCAGACGCCCCCACATCCGTTGTCAGCCCCGCAGCAAGCTAGGTTTAACGCCGGGAAGTTGGGCGATTACCCGATGGCCGATCCCGTCTCCTACATGGGCACGCGGCCAATTGCGCCGGGCGATTTGAAACCGCCACCGGGGTTCAAGCCGATCGAGGAAGCGCAGCGGCGGGCGCAGGCCGAGGACATCGCGGCGTCTGTGTTGGCAGAGGAGACGCTGCGCCGTGAGAACGCCCCGCGTCCTCTAACCGACCCCCCCGTCCAGCCATTCAAGTCAGCCGAGGAATCCGCCGCCGTCCTTCGGCGTCTGCCAGAAGGCCCCCCGACACCCGGCAAGCCGATGCCCGGTCTGCCTATCACAGCACGAGACATGGCGGCTCAGGACATCCACGGCAAGCGATACTTCGATCTCACCCGCGATGAAGCTGCGATGGTTGACAGGGCGCTTAAAGACAGAGATGTTCGCAGGCGATACGAACAGGAGGCAGCAGCGGAACTGAAGAAGGAGCAAGCGCGGCAATTGCAACCGCAGCAGGAGGCACAGCCGAATGATCGTCAAAACATCCCAGGGGTATCAAGTGCGGTCGGAAAGCGGGCGGAACCTCTCCAAACCGAACCTCAGCAAATCACAGGCGCATCGGAGATTGGCCGAAGTGGAGTATTTCAAGAGCCAACCGAAGCGGCAGGACGCGAAGGACTACCCGAGCCGGTAGCGCCAGCGCGGGACGCGGGGATTCAACCGCCGACACATACATACTATCAAGGTGTTAGGGCTGGGAGACTGGGCACAGATATTGAGTCTCCTTGGTGGACAGACAATCTGGGCGAGGCTATTTCGTTCGCTGAACGGGATGGGCCTGGAGGCGAAATCCGTATCGCAAAGATAAGCGATTTCCCAGATACAGCATTCCGCAAACCGGGAGACGAATCCGGGACTGAGTTAGTTCCTCGTACAGAATATCCATCGCTATCGCATCAACTGGAGGGAACTCCGTCACGGTTTGAAAGGATGTCAATTGAGGAAGCCAAGAGCACATATGCCAGCCCTGCCTCTGCCGCCAGCCTTGTCGTGCCACCCCGCATCAACGCGATGGGGCCGGTGGGTGAGCCCACCGGGGCGGCAGGGGCAGCGGGGATTCAGCCCCCCCCGCTCTCGCCGCCCGGTAGTCGCATCTCCAGCCGCCGTATCAAGGGCGAATTGGGATCAATCCGTTTCCGCAATCCATTCGGCAAAGACACCGCAGAAGATTTCGTGAACTTCGATCGTCTCAACATCTCCGACCGGGAGAAAGCGAAACTGCGGCTTGAGTACGAAGCCTCAATCGCGGCGGGCATTCTTGAGCCCAAGACGGTTGAATCAACGGCTGCGATCAAGGAAGCGGCGCAAGACGTTGGGCAGGCTCAGATGGAGCGCACGGCGGCACAGGCGGCGAGAAGCGCACAAGACCGCGCAGCAACGTATGCCATGCGAGAACGTGTGAACGCACTCAGCCGGGAGATCACCGAAGCAGAAGGTAGGCTCCAACGCGAAGGCAACATCTTGCCTCAGGAGCAACTTGAATTGCTGAACAACACCATCGAAGAAAAGCGTTCGGCACTCAGGCAGATGCAGACGATGCTGGAGAAAACGCGGGCATCGGCAGGCCGCGGCCTCCGGATGTTTGGCGAGATGTCCGATTCGGATTGGGACACATCCTCGTGGCTCGGCCAAGCCAAACGCGCCAAGGGTCTCTCACCCAACAACGAACTCCCGTCCGACGTGGAAGTGAAGATCCGTACGGCCACAGCGCGAGGGCAGGACGCTCAGGCCGCGCTCGACAAGGCGCTGGCCGAAAGCGGCTACGACATCAAAGCCGAGGAAGCACTCAGGACGCAACAGGCTCAGATTCGCGACATGATTGCCGAGATGGAAGCGGCTGGTGCTGGCAGACCAGAGATTCAGGCTGAACTTGATGCCGCCCGCAAGCAGTACCGCAACGTGAAGGCGCAGTATCAACGGTTGCTTGCCAAGCGCGAGGAAATGATGACCGGCATTCCGCGCGTAAAGGCAGCGGCAACTCAGGTAATGGAGGCGAAGGCGCGTCTACAGAATGAGATCGCGGCGCTGGAGAAGGACGGGTGGACGGAACTCGCATCCATTCTGCTCAAGGCGTTGCCTCTTACTGGGCTCAAGACACATGAGCGCAACGTGGTCGGCACGATGCTGCACACTCACCTCGCCGAGGTGATCAGATCATATCCGGGCGCGTGGATTGACACCGTGCAGGCGGCATTCGGAAAGCGTCAACGTACCATGGCGGCGGTATCGCCGCAGATGTACTGGAACGCCTTGCGGCATCAGTGGAATGAAGGAAGCGAGGCTGCGCTACATACACTGAAGCATGGGGCAACCCGCGAACAGATAATGGCTGGCGACCGGCCACGGGAATTCAACTTCCAAAAAGACTACATTCCCAAACCAGTCAGCGACAAGATCAACCAATTCGTCAACACGCTGTTCCGGACGCTGGCGGCTGAGGACCGTTTCAACAAGGAGTTTGCAATCCACATCGCCTTGCAGACACAGGCGAAGGTCCAAGCGCTCAACGAAGCGCGGGCAGGTGTAATCAAACGGAGTCAGGTGGATGCTCGCATGGCTGAGATTCTGGCAGCGCCGCCGAAGATCATGATGGACAATGCCTTGCTCTATGGGGATATGGCGACGTTCAACAGCCATAACAGATTGGCAAGCGCCATCAGCCGTGAACGCTCTCAGTGGCATCCTCTCATTCGGTTGCCATTTGACTCTATTGTCCGGTACATCCGAACGCCTATAAACGTAGGCTTGATGGCCCTTCGTTATGACCCGCTTATCGGCCCAGCGATGGGGATTGCCAAAGGTGAGTCATTGCGCCGACAGGTTAACACGGCGCAGGCGGCGCTAAAGCGCGACCGTCCCAATCTCACACAGGAAGGTGTCGAGATCCGCGAAAAGGACATCGCCGAACTGAAGAAGGTCATCACGCCTCAGATCACCAAGGCGTACACTGATGCAATTTCACGAGGGGCGGTAGGCTCTGCAATCTGGATGCTAGGCTACTATCTTGCCGAACAGGGGATTTTAACGGGCTATGACACCAGTGAATCAGAAGGTGAACGTGGCACAAGAGAATACGCCGGTAAGCCATACACTTCGCTGTTCATTGGTGGGGAGTGGCGGAACATCTCGCCACTCGCTCCGATGGTGACACCGCTCCTGATGGGTGCAACTCTTCAAAACGGATGGGAGCAGTACGGGAAGAAGATCAGGAAAAATCCGTTTAATGTTTGGGCGAATCTTGCATGGGCGGCAACGAAAGGGATGCTTGACCTTCCGATGAACAAAGGAATGAAGGATGTGGTTGAACTGACCAGAAGCCCACAAGCCATGGAGCGCGGAGCTGGCAGAATTTTGAAATCAACCGCAGCAAGCCTTGTCCCGCCAATCATCACAGACATTGACCGTTCAGTGCGGGGGATCAACGAAGAAGCCATGCGTTTAGGCAAGGGCAACGAGATCCAGTCGCGCATTCCTGGACTACGCGGCGATCTTCCCGCGAGGTACGACCGGCTCGGGCAACCAATTCCAGAAAACCCCTTCGCCGCCATTGACATGTTCAACTCGGTTGCGCCGAAGAATGACAAACTCTCCAAAGAGCTTCTACGACTCGCTGTTGGCATCGCTGAAACAGATCCCGGCACAACCTACGTACTGACCAATCCGGCCAACGGCAAGACCGCCGAAGTAACAACGCAGGCCGAAGCCTTTGAGGGCGCCAACGAACTTGAGAAGGCCGGGATACCGGTCACCATCTCGGCCAAGGTGGAGCCGGAAGAGAACACCAACGCCCGCCGTGTGCTCGTAGGACGCATGATGAAGATGTACCTCGACCGGATCGTCAATTCTCCCGAGTATGAAAACGCCACCGACTACGAGCGCAAGGAAGCCTTGGAAGCGGCAATCGCCAAGGGCCGTCAGGATGTGCGCGAACTCATCAGCAACGAACGCTTCGTCAAGATGCCGCCAGAACAGCAACTCGTGATCTTGCAAAAAGCACTCAACTTTATCCCAGGAGCAGCAGCCCAATGAGCGTCTACCAAACCGAAATTACCACCACTATCGCCATCAACACGGCCGCGTCCGCGGCGATCCCGCTCATGGGACAGCGGCTACTCGGCATTTACATGCCGGCCGCATGGACGGCAGCCGCGGTCAAGCTCGCGTTCAACGTCCACCCTGGCACGGGGGTCAACGGCGCGGAAGCCCCGGCCTATGACGATGCCGGTTGGTATCCCGTCACTACTATTGCAGGCGCGTTGAAACTCGCGGTCCTGCACGCTACGCCAACAGGCAAGTACATTCAGTTCGGAGCCGATGACATCATCTCCGGGCGATTCCTCCAGATCGTCGGGACGGATGCGGCCGGCACAACTCCCATTGTTCAGACGGCCGCAAGAACCCTTCGTCTTGTGGTCGGCGAATCCATGAGTTGACGGCAATCCAATACGAAAGAGGTCACTGATGAGCACTTCACTCCCAACGCCGCGCCCACAGCCGGACGCGGCCATCTATTCACCCGACGAATTGCGTCTGTTCCCGCGCCTCACAAGGGCGATCCACCGCCAACTATTCGGCGAACAGGCCCCGCCATGGGACCGCAACCGGCGCATCCAACGGTGGTTCGACAGCAGTGCTGCGGACCTGCCGCCCGACGAGCCCTATGTGGTCGAATACTGGGATCTGCGCCCGAGCGGACCGATCCGGCGCCGCCTCGCCATCACCAACCGCGAGGCCTCATCGCCGAATCTGCCCGGCCAGTACGACTACCCGAAGTACGAGCCGGAACCGTCTGGCGCGTACATGGACGATCTGGACTCGCTCGGCCGGCCGACTGGCCGGAAGATCTATCTGCCATCGGTGGATCTCTCGCACCATGCCGATGCTGTGGCGTTGACCAAGGAGCTCGCCGCCGTGCCAGGCATCACCGATGTCTCTGCGCCCTACGAGACGGTCATGACAGGGCCGTACGCCTACCGTTTCGAGCCGCATGAAATTCGCCGCTTCTGGAATCTGAGGCTGAACGGCGGCGAGGGAGCGGTCTCGGTCGGGCGGGCGCTCAAGCTCAAGTACGCCATGGGCGTTGGAGCGCCAGGCCGCTGGACATACTCCAATGGCGGCTTGAACTGGGTCTCCGAAATCCCTGCTGATGTCGGCGAGCAGGACTTGCGGCCCGAGATCCCGATTCCACAACGCCCGCTGAGGACCAATGAGCGCTGGAATGTGAGCAATCCGTTCACCGTCCCGATGGTCGAGCGGACCGACAAAGCGGAAACGATCGAGACAGACGATGCCAAGGCCATGCCCAAGCGCATCGCCGAGATCCTCGCCCGTGTGAAGACCATCCAGGATGCGCTGAACAAGGAGGGCTCATGAAATTCCTCGATCACATCAGGACCAACTGGAAAACCACGGCGGCCGGCGTCGGCACGATCCTGGTAATCGCACCGAAGATCGCCGAGAATCCTCAAGCCGCCATGCAGCCGGAAGTCATGACCGCTCTTGTGACGGCCATCGGTCTATTGTTCGCCTCCGACAGCCGGACGAAGGCGCAAGATGATGAGAAAACTCGCTGATGCCGCGCTGCTTCTGACATCGCTGCTGGCTACGGCGGTAATCCTCATCTGCGCCTGGTTGATCGGCGAATGTCTGGCGGTGATTGTTGAACATGGTGGATGAGAGGGGATTGGGCAAAATCGCTTTTGTGATCGCCGCTGGCCATCGTGGTCGAGCGGCGATGTGAGCGATGGGTTGAGCGGCGCATCCCATGGAGGGCGCTATGACGGATGACCAATTTTGGGGGCGTGTCCAGTGGGTTCGCGCCACTGGCCCAGCCGGGCGCCGGGCCATGCGTGCGGCGACGATTGACTATGTCCTGGTGTATCTTTCCCGGAGTCTTAGCATGATCCTGATTAGCACTGCCATCATGACTTTCTTTTTGGCCCTCGGATTGGTACAGGCTGCGGCGCCTGAATCTGCGACGTTCATGCAGTACGGGGCGCTTGGAGCAATGTGCCTTTTCCTGATGGGACTCGTCTTATGGTTCCTGAGAATAGGACGCGAGATCATCCTTGACTTGAAAACGGTGATCGAAAAGAACACCGCCGTCATTGCCGAGAACTCGCGGGTGATGTCGAACTGCGAAATCATCCAGGATCAGGCGCGCCAATTTCAGCAGTTGCAGCAGATACAGCAGGCTCAACAGCAGACACGCATTAAGAATCACGGCGACTGACTAATACCACGGAGTACATCATGAAATTCATCGCTGGACTGCTCCTCATCACCTCTCTCGGATGGGGTGTCCCGGTTGTCGTGACCGTGACGGATGTGCCTTCCTACCCCAATCTTGGAGGCTGGAATGGCGTCATCACGGTCTCAGGCAATACGCGCGTATGCGATGGCGTGACGATGCCACCGTTCAATCTCACCTACACTGTGACGACTGGCGTCATGTCACCGACAATGCAACTTTCGGCAACCGATACTTGCGCTCCGGGGACCTACTATCAGATCCGCTTTGTGCCTTCCAGCGGTGCTCCGCAAACCATGTACTTTACGGTCCCCAGTTGGCCAACAACTACGACATTCGCCACTCTCAACCCGGCGACCGCGCCAGCCATCACAAACCAGACCATCCCCTTGTCACGCCTTAGCCAGAGCGGAGCGGCCAAGGGCGGAATCGTTTATTGGAATGGATCTCAGTACGTGCCGGTTTCGCAGAGCGGCGCGGGGGCTGGATACGTTCCAACCCGACAATCAGATGGGTCAATACTGATGGCTCCTGTATCAGCTTCCGTCTCTGGCACTGCCCCAATTGTCGCCGCATCTGGCGTGATCTCCTGCCCCACCTGTCTTGTGGACTCCTCGGCAAGTGGCGTTTTGGTCCGAACGGCAACGGGCGTGACTACGGCCCGCACAATCACCGGGACCGCGAACGAGATCACGGTCACCAATGCCGATGGAGTGAGCGGGAACCCGACGCTTGGCTTGGCCGCGACATTCGATGTCAGCGGGAAAACTTCGACGAAGCCGATCAAGTCTGGAACTACGGCGCCGGCGACTTGCTCCGTAGGCGAGTTCTTCTTTGATACCGACGCGACAGCGGGGCAGAACACATATGCTTGTACGGCAACGAACACGTGGACGCTGCAGAGTGGCGGCGCCGCGACGTGGGGCTCGATTACCGGGACCCTGAGCAATCAGACTGACTTACAGACGGCGCTTGATGCAAAAGCGGGATCGACGCACACGCATCCGGCCTCAGACATTGCCAGTGGCACAATCGCGACAGCGCGGCTTGGTTCCGGCACGGCGGATAGCACGACGTTCCTTCGTGGCGATAGTACATGGGCAACAGTTTCCGGCGGTTCGTTGCCCTCACAGACGGGCAATAGCGGCAAATACCTCACCACGGACGGATCATCTGCATCGTGGGGCGCAATGACGGCGGGAAGTGGCTTGTCCAAGACCTGCACAGGGGTGGATTGCGTCTGGAGCGCGGATTCGACGGTCATCCCCTATCTGGCGCTCGACAATGCTTGGCTCGGGAACAACACCTTCGCTGGCACGTTGGACTTCAGCGGCGCATCGGCGGTCCGGATCAAGACCGGCACGACTGTGCCCGCAAGCTGCACGATCGGCGACGTGTTTTTCGACACGGACGCCACGGCTGGACAGAACGTCTACGGCTGCACGGCGACGAATACTTGGACATTGCAAGGGGATGGTGGCGGTGGGTCGTCTACGGCCTATATCTCGTTTCCAGCCGCGAATTGTCAACTCGGGGCGGCGGGGACAGGCTTCGCCTTGCCAGCATCGCTCTATCCTTCGCCTGGATGCGCCACCGGGACGAATACTCTGGTTGGTTACCTCGAATGGCCGGATGCCGACGGCGACTACTACGCCCAAGCCACCATCCCGCTGACAGGCACGATTGCTTCAATCAATGTGAGCGGCAAGTGGCGCACCAGCGCCACCACGGGGGATGTGGTGATCCAGCTCCAGACGGCGTGTTTTGCCAACGGCGAGACGGTGGACCCAGCCTGGAACACCGCGCAGACAATCACGGAGACCGCCGCCGGAACAACTCTGCTGGCGAATGATTTCAGCCTGACTGGCCTGACGCTGACGGGATGCTCCAGCGGCGAGACGATGCTGCTGAAGATCCTGCGGAACCGGACGCACGCGAGCGACACTCTGGCGGCGACCTTCCAACTCCTCAGTATCGGACTGACCATCAACAGGTAGCTATCATGAGAACCATTTTCTTTCTGCTCCTCTCTACAGCCGCATACTGCCAATGGGTGACTCTACCGCATCCTGTTTTGTTCCCTGATATGAGTTCTGATGGAGGCTCATCCGGCGTTCAGCAATGCACCATGGACGCCTCCGGAGAGTACGCGCTGATGGTTCTTGAAGTTCCACAGACCGGCAATATCAGTCATGTCACGATTAGGACCGGGACCGTCACGACGCCGCAATCTCTCGACGTTGGACTCTATACGGTTGGCACAGACGCTCTCGCTGGTTCTGCGTACGGCGGCATGACCGTTGGCACCATCGCCTCGCCCGCTTCCAATACCTTCTACGAAGTTGCACTCGGCACCGCCGCTTCCGCAACACGCGGCGATCTTGTTGCAATTCGAGTGGATTTCACCTCAACAGCGGGCAACCTCCAGATCAATGGAGGCGCGGCTGCTGGTGGACAAACCGGCTATTTGGTCTGCTATGCCGGTTCAGCGACGAAGTATCAGTACAGCCCAACTGTCCGTTTTCGCTACTCCACCGGCGCAGAAGTCTATCCCAAGATGCACGTTTTCCCCGGCATTGTCACTCAAGTCACGTTCGCCTCAAATTCCGCGACCAACATTTACGGCAACCAGTTCACCATCTCGTCGCCATTGAGCATTATCGGGCTTTGGGGGCATGGCGTCAACGCGAGTGGCGGGCTCTGGAAACTCCAATTGCGCGATGCCACTGGAACCGTCATCAGCGGAAGCGAGACGCGGAACGTGGATACTGACCAATCGACCGGCCAGTATGCGGCCAAATTGCAACTGGCCGCGCCCATCATCCTCAGCGCAGGCACGTACTACGTCACGATGGAGAACCTTCAGACATCGCCGAGTGTTGGGTTCTTTTATTGGCAGCACATCGATGCCGCCTATCTGTATCAGTCCTATGCCGTTAGTTCTAACTGGGTCTACGCGGAGCGGACGAGCGGCGGGACGTGGTCCACGGTGCCTGGCCGAGTAGGCCAAGTCGGATTGATCGTGGACAAGATCTGGTCACCTGGAGGCGGTTTTGCGGTCTCGCAGTAGTATCCTCATCCTCTTCGCAGTCCAAGCTCTCGCTGCGGACCGCTACGTTTCGACAAGCGGCACAGACAGTGGAGCGTGCACTTCCATCTCCTCACCCTGCGCGACGCTCCAGTACGCCCACAATCAGAGCGCCGCTGGCGACACCATCTACATCCGCGGCGGGCGCTACACGACCACTGGCGCCACTTTCCTCACGCCATCGGTCTCTGGCACACAATCGGCCCCCATTACTATGCGGGCCTATCAAGGTGAGGTGGTCGTATTTGATCTTGAATCGGCATCAGGTCGCCGGTTCGCCAACTTCACCGTGGCGAATGTTGGGTGGCAAACCTTCGCTGGATTCAGCATCGTGAATGTGCATTCTTCCTATGGGCCAATTCTGGCTCAGGGCACGCATCCCGGCATCGTGATTAAGGGGGTGAGAATTCAAAGCGCCGGCTTCGGACTCATCTACAACCCGCTAACCGATGCCATTCATCACCGAATTCTCGGATCGCACTTGGAAAACGGCGTGAGTACGGGATTCGATTGTTCAGCCCAAACGGGATCAAGCAACGGCGATTATGTTGGATGCTCCGACATGATCATCCAGGATGCTGTATTTATCCGAACTGGTACCGGATCAGATCACATCGGCATGGAGGCAGGCAGCAACATCCTCTTCTCCCGCGTTCGCATCGAAAGCCAAACTCCAGTCGCCAACGATTGTTTCGACGTCAAAGCCAACTACATCTGGATAGATGATCTCCAAGTATTCGGATGCTCAGCAAAAGGCGTGACGGCTTGGGGCTACAACCGCTACCGCAACGTCCTCACCGATGGGCACTCTGATGTGGTGAGCGAGTACACCTCACGTGACGTTGACGGCGCGGTAGACGATGGCGGCTTCATCAAGATCACGGCGACGTACTCGCCTTACGGCGGCCAGGTCCCCATCCCCGGCCACCGTGTCACCATCTCTGATGTGCAGGGCTGCACATCCGCCAACGGCACTTGGCGGATCAAAGACGCCGTGTCCAAGGATGTTTTCCGGATCATGGGCGATAATGGCGAGGGGACAACCTGCAACGGCACGTTCACTTACGACGCCGCCGCCCGCGTCAAGCTTGCTCCTCCTCTCGACCTCACCTATGGCGCGGACGTACGCTACTCCACCTTCGCCACGGCGGGCGGCTATGCCGTCTCGATGCTCTACAACATGAGCGGAGCAATTCCATGGGCGGCCTACGACTCCATCTTCTCTTCCGCCTCCTCCTCTGGCAGCGCGGGCATCTGCGCCTCCGCGCTCGGCCCGATCCGCAACTCCAACCGCAATCAGTTCTGGACAGGACGCGGCCAAGCCTACGCAACCGGCTACAGCGGCGGCGGAACCTGCACCAGTTTCGACGGCAACAACCTCGCCACCAACGAACCCGCCTCCCACTTCGGAGACGCAGCGCTCGCTACCACCACTTACCGCGCTACCGCTTCCAGCCCCTCAACCCTCGCCAACCGCGGCTACTATGCCGGGACGAACACGGCAACCGGCGGTGAAGCCCGCATGATCGTGAAGTGGCGTGCCCCAGCCGCCACCGACTCCTGTACTACCGTCCTCGATGATTCCAGCGATTTCTCCTCTCCTGTCGAGACGATCAACACGTCCGCCGGGCAGCGCTGGCGCGAGATTGTCTTCGGCGTGACAACTCCTCTTTCGGCCTCGACGACCTACTATCACCGGATCACCTGCGGGTACGACGTGTTCACTGGGTCGGCGATGACGATGGCGACAACCTCTGGAACGGCATCACTGACAGCCGGGCTGGGAGCGCCGGTGGACGCCGCGCAAACCCAAGCCGCACTCGACTACTCCACGGACGGCAGTTCGTGGACTTCCGGCACCCCTACCGCCTGCTCAACAGGATGTACACTCACGGCATCATCACTGGAGCGTGGCCAGATTTACTACATCCGCACCAGACGAGTTGCGGCTGGGGGACAAACTCTAGTGACTTCTGATGCGCGGCCGCACTTAATCCCGCAAAATTAAGCTATGAGACCAATTGCCCTATTTCTTGGCCTAGCGGTTGCCGTGTTCGCTCAACCGCAATCTACCCTGACCGTGACCGGTCCAACTTCAGCCCGGCCGGGAACCACTGTGACGCTTCCGCTGACCCTAGGCGGCGCTGCCGGACCCGCGGCTCTGCAATGGACTTTAGACCTGCCAACCGGCTGGAGCGCATCTCAGGCGCTTGGCGCTGCGGCGACTGCCGCCAACAAGGACCGCCTCTCCTGCAATCCGGCGAATGGCATTTGTCTGCTGTACGGCCTGAACCAAACCAGCATCCAGACGGGCGTTGTCGCCACTTATACGGTGCAAATCCCGCCAGCGGCGGCGGCTGGCGTTGTCGCCATGCCGCTCAGTGAGGTTCTTGCGTCCACTGGGGTTGGTGCAGCGCTGCCGATTGCCGCCGGTCCCGTCTACAGCCTTCGGGTTCTGGCCCGCAGCGATATCGACGGCGATGGAAGTACAACGGTTCAGGACGTGCTCTTGATAGATGCTCAGGCGCGGGGTGCGGCGGCGTGCGCTGATGACCAAAATGGCGATGGCCGTTGCACGGTCCACGACGTCGTCCTAGTGATTGTGGACTACCTCAAGGGATTGGTTCCCTAGTTTGATCCGGCCGTGATGCTGTAGCAACGGGATCTATCGAAAGATAGTGTAGGCAATACGATTGTACAGTCGTACATTTGTATTGCGATGTCGAAAGCACCCCCCGCTGAGCCGGAATCTTCCGGCGAAACCAGACAAACCAACCTCACGGTAAGAGCGGACATCTGGGCCGCTGTCTCAAAAATCGCGTCCATGGAGAACATCTCCAAGTCCGCCATCGTCGAGCAGGCATTGCTCGACGACGCGCGGGTGGCGATGGAGCTTAAACTGGAGGTTCGCCGTGGGTGAGACTCAGGCGCTCGACCGTGCCCGCGCCGCACTGACCGAGTGGATCAACCGGCAGGATGGACGCAAATCGGTAGTATACGATCTCGTGAGAACTGGCCTCTGGTATTGCGTGCTTCGGTTCCCGGGCGACGACCCGGTAGTCAGCGGCAACGGTACGACCGAGGAACGAGCGATCTTCGACGCGCTACACAAAGCACAGGCGATAAGAAGATGAAGCTCTATAAGCTGACTGATGCCTTCAAGAAGACGCGCGGCAAGACACAATGGGGTGCGGGTGTAACGCACACAGCGCAAGGATCGCCCGATCAGCCACTCTGCACGGATGGATGGATTCATGCCTACGAGCATCCGCTTGTGGCTGTTTTCATGAATCCTATTCACGGCGGTTATAAGGACCCACTGATGTGGGAAGCTGAAGGCGAAATCGGCCAGCGCGAATTGGATCATAAATGCGGCTGTCGTGTTCTGACCACGATTTGCCAGATGGTGCTGCCTGTCATCACAACAGAGCAGCGAGTGCGATTTGCAATCGGATGTGCGTGGCCGTTTAATCCCAATTCCGCGTGGAAGGAATGGGCAATGAAATGGCTGACTGGGCAAGATCGTTTGAAGTTGGCGGTGTGGTCAGCGTGGGCGAGACCAACGTGGGCGCACCCGTGGGTGGCAGCATGGCAGGCGTCGAGAGCGGCGGCGGCGGCAGCAGCAGCGAATGAGGAGGTGGCGATGTCGGCGGCGAGAGCTGCGGATGCAAGATCAGAGGCGATTATCCCCGTCGCGGAATGGGCCGTGACAGATTTGCCGATCAATGCGCTGGAAGAAGCAGGTCGAGGATGAACAGCGACCTGCCCCCCGGCTGCACCCAGGCCGACTGCGACGGCGACTCTCTCAGCGCTCGGCTGAGACGGGCTGCGCCGAAGAACGCGGCGCTGTACGAGGCGATCAGCGACATCCTAATAGGTAGCGTGCCAGATGGCGCATGCCTGGAGACGGAATTGTTGTCGGAGATTGACCAGGAGGGGGGGACGTCATGAAGGTCAACTTTCGACCGATGATCCGCGACATAATGACTCACGCGCCAAAGCGGTATCCAATACCAGTTAAGGCGACGAAGATCGGCACATCGCTATTCGTCCACGAGACAATATCGCGCCGTGACAAATGGACCATTTCTCACTCTAGTGGCTATGCGTTTGTGACCGACATGCTGAATGAGCACAGCGCCGTCAGAGCGGCATGGCGCATTGACCAGTGTTGGGACTGGTCAAAGCTAAGACGGAAGCCCACGCTGCCATTGTCTAAGAAGTTTAGACTTTTGGGATTAAAGGTTATCGCAATTATCAAAGAGGAGAAGATGAGATGACACTCGAACCGCCGCGCAAGCCGCATCTCGACTGGCTGGAGTTCTGGCTGTGCTCTGGCATCATCGTCGCATTCTTCCTGATCGCCGCGTTCGTGATTGGCGCGGTGTCGATGCTGGCGAGGTTTGCGCGATGATCCGCCGACCTAACCCTCAGCGTCCGCCGGCCACGCCAGAGTTCTGGGCGAAGTGGGATTGGTGCATCCTGGGCGTGCTCGCGCTCGGCTTCGCGTCGTTTCTTTCATGGTGCTGCGGGAGGGGAATGTGACCCCCAACGAAGCCCTCTCATTCGAGGTCCGCCGCCACCTGGCCGAGCAGCCGCGGCGACCGTTCGACCGGGCTGCGGTGGTGTACACCGTGCTCGGGATGCTTATGGGTTTAATCTTGCTGGCGGTCTTCCTCCATCTCGCCAGCGGGCAGGGGCTGCGTCTGTCCGAGGCAGCGCAGCCTCTTGATTTGGTTGAAATGAGAGGAAGGAGTTGCAAGTGATTGGCAAGTACGTAATCGTAAGAACCTACAGCGCCGGTGTTTTCGCCGGGACGCTCAAATCGAAGAAGGGCCAAGAAGTTACCCTAACCAACGCAAGGCGGTTGTGGTACTGGGATGGGGCCGCGAGCCTCTCCCAACTGGCGGTGGACGGCGTCAGCCGCCCAGAGAACTGCAAGTTCCCGGTGGAGGTCCCAGCAGTTTTATTGACACAAGCAATCGAAATTTTGGCTGTTTCGGCCAAAGCAAAAAAGTCGATTGCGGAGGTTCCGATATGGCAATGTTAATTAGCGACGGCTACGGTTACGGCGACGGCTACGGTTACGGCGGCGGCACTGGCTCAGGTTACGGTTACAGCGACGGATCCGGAGACGGTTACGGCACCGGCTACGTCTACGGCTCCTGCTCTGGCTACGGCACTGGCTGCGGCTCTGGCTGCGGCATCGGCGACGACGACGGATCTGGCCACGGCTCCGGTTACGGCTCCGGCGACGGTGACATTGATGGTTCCGGGTACTGATCCGGCACTGGCTACAGTGACAGCACCGGAGAAGAAGTGATGTGCTGCCTGAATTTGAGAGGATATTGCAGTGATCCAAATAGATAAGGGCATCCCAATACCGGGGAGGGGGCGCAAAGCTAAGTATCCATGGCGTCAGATGGAAGTTGGCGACAGTTTCATTATAATCAACACAACAAACAGGAGTTGTTCTAGATATGTGGGATGGGCAAACAAGCTCTATGTCCCATTACGGTTTGTTGGGCGCACGATGCCGGATGGTAATTATCGCATCTGGAGAGTCGCATGATGTGGCAGTTTGCCTCAGGACTGGCCATCGGCGCGACGGTGATGATCGGCGTCTACGCCGTCAAGACGTACCTTGATGGGACCGCCCGCCCACTGGCTGAGCGCGTGGTGGATCATCTTTACGCAGTCGCCATGGCCGCGCACTCAGTCGCGGTCGGGGCAGACAAGGCATTGGTTGAGTTTCGAAAACTGCGGCGGCAATACGAGCCGCACTATAAGGATAGCGCAAGAGCATGACGCAGCAAGACAAAGATTTGATCGTGGCGTTGCTCGAAGATCGCGTGAGGTTCTGTATAGATCAGGCTAAGACATATATAAAGACCAACGCTCCAATCTGGGCGGCTGAGCGCGCACACGCTGAAAGGGCACTTGCCGCTGCAAAGTTGATTAAGGTTTCGGATGTCGTTCCAGTCAACAACGAAGGGCGGGGCGATGGCTGAGCAGCAATCCCTGATCGTGCGAGAGGAGCAGTCGGTCGCTCCGCAGCCTGTCTCCGTCCTCGAAGCCATCACTCGGGCCGCAAGCGACCCGAACGTCGATGTGGCGAAGATGCAACAACTGCTCGACATGCAAGAGCGGTTAATGCGAATCAGCGCAGAGCGAGAGTTCGAGGCGGGACTTGCGGCCGTTCAGGCCGCGGCGCCGCGCGTGACTCACGATGGCAAAATTATCGTCAAGGGGCAGCTCCGCAGCACCTACGCCACGCTGGAAGCCGTCGATGAGGCTCTTCGGCCACTCACGGCGGAGCATGGTTTCAGCTATCGCTTCACCACCGAACAGACGGATGCCAGGACTCTGCTGGTTACGATGAAGGTCGCTCATCGCGGAGGGCATTCGGAGAGCATTCATATGCCGCTCCCCATTGATGCCAGCGACTATCGGAGCGCGGTTCAGAACGTACGGTCGTCCATATCTTTCGCTAAACGATGCATGATCTGCGACTACTTCAACGTCATCACAGCTGGCGATGACAACGATGGCCAAGGCGGTTACATCACCGACGAACAGGTCTTGACCATCAAAACACTACTGAATGACACCAACGCGAACGTGGCCAAGTTCCTGGAATGGGCCGGAGCGGTAAGCGTGGCCAAGATCCCGCGCCGGAAGTATGCCGAGGCTGTCTCCCTCCTGGAGAGAAAACGCCGATGATTGAGCACAACTGCGAACAGGGCTCGGTCGAGTGGTCATATCTTCGCATGGGTATCCCGACCGCATCCCAGTTTGACCGTATTCTGACGCCGGGTGGTAAGCCATCAAAACAGGCAGAGGACTACCGCCGTCACCTGATCGCCGAACTTCTGCTGGGTTGCCCAATCGACTCTCCAAAGACATCCTGGATGGAACGTGGGCATGACTTGGAAGGCGAGGCCGTCTGCTTCTACGAGTTTGAGCGCGATGTGGCCGTTAGAAAGGTCGGCTTCATCACGAACGACGAAGACACCATTGGTGCTTCCCCCGATCGGTTGATCGGGCACGATGGGATGCTTGAAATCAAGTGCCCATCCCCGGCGGTCCATGTTGACTATCTGCTTTGGGATCACGTGGATGATGCCTATAAGTCTCAACTACAGGGACAGCTCTACATCGCCGAGCGCGAGTGGGTTGATATCTGCTCTTACCATCCGGCACTGCCAGCCGCAATCGTGCGGGTTGAGCGCGACGACGACTACATCAAGATGCTTGCCGCTGAATTAGAGCGATTCTGTGAAGCACTCGAAGAATTGAAAACAAAGGTGAGTGCGCGCGGCTACAAGCTGAAGGACCGGCGCGAACTGATCCGCAAATTTGAGGAGGCTGCCGGATGAGGCGCAAATTGACCGAGCGTGAGCGAATGGAACTCAACCAGGAATGGCCGGAGCTTATGCTCCGGCGCCGTCAACTCAAGATCGAGTTGAAGGACAGCGGTAAGGCAATGCGCTATGAAATCAAGAAGATTGAGGAACGAATGGACCACATCAGCGCGATCCTTCGGCGCGGGGAAATTGACGAGAGTGACCAGCTTCGGCTGGAGGAGGCATCATGACCGAGCGGCTGACGCCCGAGGAGATCGCATTCGGCAAGAGCCTGTTGGCCGATGCCGAGATGAACAACCACGATATTGAGCGATGGAACCAGTGGGCATGGTCTCACTCTGAACAGATGTTCGCCGCCGCCGAGGAAAACGCCTCCCTGCGGGAGCAGATCACCCGCCTCCAGTCCGACAGCACCGCCGAATTGCTGAAGCACCGTCAAGAACGCGACTCTCTGCAACAGCAGCTCCGGCTAGCGAAAACTCCCAGTGAGCGCGAGCGGTATCTATGGGAGGCGCTAGAAATGTGGCAGTTCTTCGCCAATGAACTGGATTCATATGGCATCAACCCCGTTTCCGATGCGCTACTCAGGGGTGCAAGAAAGCTAACCGAAGCCCTTGCCGAGAAAGGTAATCCAGTATGATCGAGACCATCATCAAGACGTGGGCTGAGGTGCGCGAGCGGAACTGGATACCATCGCCAGAAAACGGGAAGGAGTAAGCCATGAAACTACAGGTTGGCGACCAAGTGGAGGTCTCGTACGACGGGTTGGTTGGGTTCATCACAGACACGATGGACCTCCGTACCTCTACTGCGATGCTGGAGGCGGCGTTTCGGTCGAGCCGAATTGGACGCATCGCAAAATTCGATAAAGAGGACCCTGGTTATGTGCACGTAGATTTTGGTGGTGGCAGACTGTACGATTTCCACCGAGCTGAAATACATCGCGTAAAGGGTTGAGTTGTTACGCGGGCTTGGAGTGACCGTGCAGAGAAAGGAGAACAATGATGAAACGAACGAAATTCGAGATTGGCGATGAAGTCGAAGTGAAGATCGCCGGACTCGCTCGCTGCCTCCTCGACATGGTGGATTTGGACGAGGCCAAGGGCTTATTAGCCGCTGCATTTAAGTATCAGCGGGTAGGGCGCATAAGACAGGTGGATCATGACACGTACGCCCCGTCGTACGCAGAATACGAAGTGCAACTTGGAACAAGGCGGTACTGGTTTCTCTGCGACGAATTGAAGGAGGTAAAGCGCAATGACGAAGATTGAGTGGGCCGACGAGACATGGAACCCAGTACTTGGTTGCTCCAAGATCAGCGCGGGGTGCGCCAACTGCTACGCCATCCGGCACGTTCACCGCATGGCGGGCAATCCGAATCCGAAGATCGCCGACGCCACTTCATGGCTCACGGTTTTGGAAAATGGCCAGTCGAACTGGACTGGCAAGATCCGCCTCATCGAAAACCGACTTTTAGACCCACTGCGCTGGCGCCAACCGCGCCGCATCTTCGTCTGCTCGCTGAGTGATCTATTCAACCACGACAATCCAGACAACAACATCGACCGCGTGTTCGCCACAGCGGCGCTTTGCCCGCAGCACACGTTCATGGTGCTGACAAAAAGCCCCCACAGAATGATGCAGTACTGGTCCGACTTGCGTAGAAGGTTGAACCTGATTTTTGGGATAGCAGCCAATATCGACTGCAGTGAAGTGGATCGTACATGGGCTAGTATGATGTCGCACCCGCGCCCACTGCCGAACGTGTGGTTGGGCGTTTCCGTTGAGCAACAGGCCACCGCTGAAATCCGCATCACCAACCTGCTCCGGACACCGGCGGTAGTGCGGTTCGTGAGCGCCGAACCGTTGCTTGGGCCGCTAGATCTCCGGCGGTGGCTCGGCAATGGCATTGATTGGATCATCACCGGCGGCGAGAGCGGCTCTGGCGCGAGGCCGATGCACCCGGACTGGGCGCGGTCGCTGGTTCAACAATGCAAGGCGTCGGGCGTACCTATATTTGTTAAGCAGATATTAGATGGCGGTAGGAAGATCCCATTCGAGATGTGGCCGAAAGACCTACAAGTTCGCGAGTTCCCCTCAATCCATAACGGGCCTTTAGTAGTTCAATGCCCTGTTTCGCGAGGAGCCGCTTCTTACCAAAGATCCAAGGAAGGGTTGCGGTAAGGCAATGAAAAACATCAACAGCCCTACTCAACCGCCAAGTCCCAACTGGGCGAATCCCTGTGCCATGTGGAGACGCCCAGTAGTGCCTGCCGCCCAGCCTAGCGAGCCAATCTATGATGTCCGGGTCAGTGTTCACAATGGAGACAATCACCCTCGTACCCAACTTCTCCCTGCGGAGGGTGATACTACCCTCTCCGGATATCAAACCAGCCAAGACACCCCTATTCCCTTCGCCGTCAATGTTGAACTCTCGCGCATTCAGCGACGTTTTGCGGAGGATCTTTTTGTCTTTCAGGAGTTTACTCACAGTGTTACGGTCGGCATGGAATTGTTTGGCGATTTGGCGGGTATTCATGCCGGATCGGTAAGCATCCTCGACTGCGGATTCCTTACCGAAGAGTGGGCCAGTGCGAACCTGCGGCCTAAGTACAACACCCCAAGAAATAAGGTATCTCCGAACGGTGGATGGATTTACTGCAAACCTGGACGCCAACGTGTCCAGGGAGCAGCCGGATTTGTAGGCCGCGATCATCTCTTCGCGGCTGAGTTCCATTCTCTGCGAGCGTATTCCCATAGGAATATTATAACGCGGAATGGGCTGGGCGTGTGTGTTTGCGTGTGTGAGTGTGTTGACTTACAGTGTTTTGCGGTTGGCAAGAAAGCCGCCGGCCGTCTGCTCGACGGGCGGCAGTGGAACGAGTACCCGAGGAGAGATGACCATGCCTGAACCATGCGCCTCTTGCGGCGGCGAGATCGATAACGCATGGCCCGGCAAGGGCGGCGAGATCTGCCAATCGTGCTGGGAAGAGGAGTGCGACGATTCCTGGTGGTTAATGGTCTGTGGAGAAAGAAAGCCGATGTCTGACGATCGTAATGCACGGGCCGCGAGGCTCGCGGGGTGGCGATACCTGGATAAGCCAGAGCGCATCAACAATGTCAACCTTGCTGCGGGCTGGTGGATAACTCCGAAAAGAGATGCGTGCGTAGATCCCGGCCCTGATTACGCCCAATCCATCGATCTCATCCAGCGCGACCTCCTGCCGCTGGTCGAACAAGCGGGAAAGGTGACGGAGTTTTTGCAGCATCTCTGGAAGTGGTGGCACACCGAGGATGTACCCGAGAGGAGCGAATGGGCGCTGCTGACCGTCCCGGCGAGCGTCATCCTCGACGCCGTGCTCGCGGTGCTGGAGGACAGCAATGCCACCGACTAAGCCCCGCATCTGCAGCCAAGCCACTGATTCTGAGCCGCGCTGCGATGAATGCGGTGTTGTCCTATCCCGCTACGGGCCGGCGCTGGACACCGGCAAAGATGGCTGGATGTGCCCTGAGTGCGGCTGGAGCTGGGATGACGAGGAGGACTGTTGACCTATGAAACTCCACGCCTGGACCGACTTCCATTCTTTTCTCGCCGTCGCCCATGCCGAGAGCGTGGCGCGGGCGCGGGAGCTGCTCATGGTGGAGATGGGCGAATCGGGCGACGGGAGTTGCCCCGAGCGCGACAAGGCCCGCCAGATCGTGCTGACGACCATGCCTGAGATGTGGCAAGGTCCGTCGGCGCACTTCGCGCTGAGCGATTCGGCGGAACTGCGGGAGCAGGAGGCTCTGACAGCGCGGCTGGAGGTCGCAAATGCGCGGCTCCGGAAGGTGTTATGGCAATCGGGACGATTGAGACCACGGCCCGCGCCGCACTCAAGGAGCAGCCTCGATGAGTGACTTTGGTGAGTGGAAAACCATCGTAGCGCGGAAGCCTCACCGCTGCGACTACTGCTACGGGCCGATCCAGGCGGGCGAAACATACTCTCGGTGGACCGGCGTTTTCGATGGCAGGTTTCAGTCGAACGCCATGCACCCGGAGTGCGAAGAGAACTTCCTCGATAGCGGCGATGATGAGTACACGCCAGGCGAAGCGCCGATGCCAGAGCGCGTCCTGGCGGCAATGAAGGAGCAGCCGCGATGAAGATGATTAAGTTGCCAGACGGCGCGGGGTGGGCGACTCAACCGAAGTGCTCTGCGGCTTGAGGTTAGCCAACTGAAAGGAGGCCCAAATGACACACCATATGTGCGACACGATGATGCAAGCAGCTAAACGTGTCCGCCGATACCGCGCTGCCCTGCATACTTGCCTAGAGACCATGGCCGCCATCGAAAGAATGCCGTGGGAGGAGTTATGAAACAGGAGCAATCTGCTCACGATATGGTCGATCCGCATTCCTTGCGCCATGGCTGTACTGATGAAGCCGTGAAATGCGCGGCGCTCCGGCGGCTTGCCAAGGATGTCTACTCCTGGCTTGGTGGCGATAATCGAGATGAGAATGACATCTACAAGCAGTTGGAATGCTGTGCAGCCAGGGATGGCTACGAGTTCGCAAAGAATCTGGAGTGCCTATGCGGTTGGTGGTACTGCACGGCTCAACTTGTTGGAATCCTCAACCGTTATGGGCAGTACTTAGACGAAGCACGCGCCATCGCTATCCGTGAGTGCATGGAGTGCAATGGCTGCACCAACACAACTCCCAATGGAGGCAACAATGCCAAGTGAATACGATCCCATCCCGGACGAGATTCAGCGCATCAATGCGGTTGCTGATGCCGCATTGGCTGAGGCATGGAAGAGTGGTGTTCCGCCGCAACATCAGTGCGGGGCGCGCGGCTATGGCGTGGAACCCTGGGACCGTTGCGCCGGCTGTGAGTACGAGGCCGCACTGAGGAAACTGCCAGGATCCGCAGTTTCAAGCGATGTTGGAGGATCTTTATGACGGGAGCAGAATTGGTTGCCTTGGCCGAGACGAAGATCGGCCAACGATACACGCTTGGGGCGCAGGCGGATTTGGAAGATCCCAATTACGCCGGCCCGTGGGACTGCGCTGACTTCGCCTCATGGCTCGCCTACCAGGCCACGGGGAAGCGCATCGGCTGCACGCTTATCGGCGACCCATTCAGCGGTTCGTGGGCGCGAGTCAGGCTGCGGATCACGCCGGACCGGGCGATGTGGATTCCTGGGGCCGTTTTCGTCCGCGCCCCATCCCGGCAACGCCGTGGTCATGTCGCCATCAGCGACGGGAGGGGCGGCATAATTGAGGCGCACTCAACCAAGCGCGGAGTGTGCCGCGCCAGCGCACTGCGGCGGGGCTGGACGACGGCTGTCCTCATTCCAGGGGTGGAGTATGGGATCTCGGGCTATAACGTGTAAGTCCTGCCAAAACAGAGACGTTTTTATACTCTATAAACCGGAGCGGGTACGCAACGTCTGCTGCGTGGTGGGGCGCATCATCAACGAGCGGATCAAGACAGCGCCGCGCTGGTGCCCGCTGCGAAAGGAGCAGAGATGAGCGACAAGCGAGACCCGAGGGTTGACCCGAGGCCGGGGGACTGGCTGAAGAAGGGGAAGGAGAACCGATACGTAGACGAGTTCCATCCCAAGCATAACCGTGGCGGGTACTTTATCCAGGGATGGGTACTGATCGCCTGCAAGTTTGAACCGAGCGGTTACCGCGCATGGAAGAGTCCGTCAATTCAGCAGTGGCGCAAGTGGGCAGAGAAAGCCGAGGTGATCCATGCCGCCGATTGACCCTCCGGACTGGATTCTCGCCGAAATGGATCGCCGCGAGCGGTACTGGATTGAGCAGTGGGAGTCCCTGCCGCTCACGCTCAAAGCGTTGTCCTCGCGTGAGGAATACATCAACCGGGGATTGAAGTTAATGGAGCCGATCACATGGTCGGCAGCAGGAGCGGCGAATGCGAACAGAACAATCGCCGACTGACCGCCGCGCCATCGCCAGGTGCATCAGGGAGCAGCGCCGCTGCAGGCGGTACATCCGCGAGCACGGCAACCCGCCGCCGCCCGGTACGGTCGCGCCGAAGGATGGCGGTACTTACGCAGCATGGTTGGGGCTGTGGGATTGGCTGATAGAGGAGGTTTTGATTCGTGCAGAGCTACAGCGAATTTCTGTCATCTAAGGCTGTTCGCTTTGAGCCGGTAGGATTTGATCCGCAACAACTTTGCCCGATGGCGATGCCGTTCCAGCGCGACATCACGCGATGGGCTGTCCGAAAGGGACGGGCTGCGTTGTTTGAGGACTGCGGGCTCGGCAAGACGGAGCAACAACTCGACTGGTCACGATCAGTTCATGATTTCACGGCGAAGCCAGTTTTGATCTTCGCTCCCCTCGCAGTGAGTGGGCAGACTGTCTCAGAGGGAGTCAAATTCGGCATCCCCGTTACTCATATTCGCGATGCTTCCGAGATAGTGGATGGCATCAACATCACCAACTATGAGCGCCTTCACAAGTTCATCGGACACGAGCAGGAGTATGGCGGGATTGTACTCGACGAGTCAAGCATCCTGAAGGGCTTCGACGGCAAAACCCGCAAGGCCCTAACCGAGTTCGCCTCAGTTATCCCATATCGCCTTTGTTGCACAGCGACCCCTGCCCCCAATGACTACATGGAGCTTGGCAATCACGCTGAGTTTCTAGGCATCATGACGCTGACCGAGATGTTGTCAATGTTCTTCGTCCATGATGGAGGCGATACATCCAAGTGGAGACTGAAGCGCCATGCTGAACAGGAGTTTTGGAAGTGGGTTTGCTCTTGGGCTATCGCAATTCGGTCTCCTCGTGATATCGGGTATGACGATGATCGGTTCACGCTTCCCCCTTTGACCATGGAGCAGGTAACAGTAGACTGTGACAGCAACCTGTATGGGACCCTGTTCCCGACTGAGGCACGAACACTTGATGAGCGCCGATCTGCGCGGCGAGCAAGTCTCGCTAAGCGCGTTCAGGCCTGTGCGGATCTGGTCAACAGCATCCGTGATCCATGGATTGTCTGGTGCGACTTAAATGCTGAGTCAGAAGCACTGACTGCCGCAATTCCGGACGCCATTGAGGTTCAGGGTTCGCACGATGCCGACTACAAAGAGAAGATGCTAAACGGTTTTGCAAGGGGTGAGTTTCGAGTTCTTGTAAGCAAGCCGTCAATCGCAGGCTTTGGGATGAACTGGCAGCACTGTAATCGAGTGGCATTCGTTGGCTTGTCGGATTCTTATGAGCAGTTCTATCAGGCGATCCGCCGGTGCTGGCGATTTGGGCAGACGCGGCAGGTTCACTGCTACGTCATTACTTCGGCCGCTGAGGGAGCCGTAGTCCGCAACATCGAACGGAAGGAACAACAAGCGATGGCGCTCATGGAAGGGATGGTCAGCCATATGAAAGAAGAGATGCAGCGAGACGTTCGCGGGACTGCCCCGGAAAAGCTGAAATATCAGACGGATCAGATTTCTGAGAATGGCTGGACTGCGATCCTCGGAGATTGTATTGAAGAGGTATCTGCGATGGCATCAGAATCCATCGATTACAGCATATTCAGCCCGCCGTTTGCCAGTCTTTACACGTATTCCAACAGCGACCGAGACATGGGCAACGCAAAGGACTATGAGGAGTTTTCCAAGCACTTCGATTACCTAGTGCCTGAGCTGTTCAGGGTTCTCCGTGCGGGGCGGCTGCTGAGTTTCCACTGCTTTCAGATTCCACTTTTGAAGGAGCGTGACGGCGTGATCGGCTTGCGCGATTTTCGCGGTGAACTGATCCGCATTTTCGAGCGGGCTGGGTTCATCTTCCATTCCGAGGTTTGCATCTGGAAGGACCCAGTGACGGCCATGCAGCGTACGAAGGCAATCGGCCTGCTCTACAAGCAACTTCGCAAGGATTCCGTCTTGAGTAGGCAGGGCATTCCAGATTATCTCGTGACGATGCGTAAACCCGGCGTCAATCTCATGCCAGTGACCAAGCAGTCGGAAGATTTTCCTGTCGAGCTTTGGCAGAAGTACGCATCCCCAGTCTGGATGGACATCAATCCATCCAAGACGCTCGCCCGCGAGGAAGCCCGCGAGAATGAGGACGAGCGTCACATCTGTCCATTACAACTCGAAGTCATTGAACGCGCGATCCGCTTGTGGACGAATGCCGATGATCTCGTGCTTTCTCCCTTCATGGGCATCGGGAGTGAAGGGTATGAGGCGTTGAAGCAAGGCAGACGATTCATTGGAGTCGAGTTGAAGCGGTCGTATTGGGAACAGGCGGTTGAGAACCTTCGCTATGCGGCAACGATGGCGAATGCACAAGGCGACTTGTTTACGGAGAGCGCATGACCATCCACGCCCAGGTCCGCATGCGCGACGGCTCGATCCGCGGCACCGGCCGTGTGGTCGGCATCAGTATGGACGGCAAGCTCGTCTGGGTCAAGTGGCGGCGCGTGACAAAGATGCATTGGGCAAATGATTTGGAGGTAGTCGAGTGATTTATCAGATTCTTGTCCTCGGCACGGCCGCGCCGCAGGGCTCGAAGCGCCACGTCGGGCGCGGCATCATGGTCGAGTCCTGCAAGCGCACAAAACCATTCCGCGATTCCGTCGCCTGGGCCGTCCGTGAGCAGTACAAGGCGGAAGCCATGACCGGTGCTGTGCGCCTGGACGTGCTGTTTGTCCTGCCGCGGCCGAAGTCGCTGCCGAAGAAGATCGTCCACCACATCAAAAAGCCAGACCGTGACAAGCTGCTCCGGGCCGTCTGCGACGGGCTCAAGACCGGGGGGCTCTATCTGGATGACAGCCAGGTTGTCGAGGGGGAAACGATTAAGGTCTACGTCGGCACGCCAATGGACGAGCGCGGCATACCTTACGTGATGATCGAGGCGCAGGAGGTTGAGTAGTGTGGCTCTATATACCATCAGCCTTTGCTCGGGAGTCGGCGGACTCGATCTCGGAGTCGAACTGGCCCTGGGCGGAACTCGCCCAATCTGTTACGTTGAGAGGGAAATCACCGCAGCCGAAATTCTTGCTTCGCGCTTCGCAGACGGGTCGTTGGAAGAAGCTCCAATTTGGTCTGATCTCGCCACCTTCGATGGCAGCCGCTTTCGAGGCATGGCTGACATCTGGCTTACGGCAGGATTCCCCTGCCCTGACTACTCCGTCGCCGGCAAACGCGCCGGGCGATTCGGCAAGCACGGGCAGGTGTGGGACCACGTTGCCCGCGCCATTGGCGACATACGACCCCGATGCTGCCTGTTGGAGAACGTCCCAGGCATCCTTATTCCCCACGGAGACGAAGGCAACGAATGGGTCTTACCAGCGGGGCTCTGGTTTGTTCTTGGAGACCTTTCCGTCCTCGGGTACGATGCGGAATGGCTCACTTTACGAGCGTCCGATGTGGGAGCCCCCCACCAGCGGAACAGGATCTTTATCCTGGCCTACCGCGGAATGGCAGACCCCGGCGACGGATTCCTTCCGGAGCCGCGGCGGGGAACGGAAAGACGAGATGGGGCTGGATCAGCAGACCCGATTCTGGATGGCGCCGGACTGGTCGACGCCAACAGCGCGCGATTGGAAGGACGGCCGGGCGAGCAAGAAAACGATGGAGAGCAATGCGCGACCACTGAACGAAGTAGCGGTATACCTCTCTTCCCTCCAGGACCGTCCGACGCAGTCGCCTGGAGAGACATCCTCGCCCGCTTCCCATGGCTCGCGCCAGCCATCGGCGAGGAAGAAGCTGAATCCCTGGTTCGTCGATTGGCTGATGGGATGGCCTCCGGGCTGGACGGACGCGCGGATCGCCTTAGAGCCGGGGGCAATGGCGTCGTGGCTCTTCAGGCAGCGGTTGCGCTTATGGTCCTTGCTCAACGGGCAGGGATCAAGTGGGGGGGGGGCAGATGAGTAATTGGAGTACGCCTTCGGATTTTGACGCGAAGGATTGCACTCGCATTGTTTGCACCAATATCGGTGGATGCCGGACATTGGCGAACGACATCGCACAATGGCGATCTCCATTGGCCGACCATTCGCACAAGGGAGGATCACAGGCGTCAGAGCAGCGTTTGGCGGGTGGACATACCCTGGATTTACAGGACCAAGCGGAGCACTGGAAACCATGACCGCCCGCGAACTCCTATCCGATATCCTCGCCATCGGCACCGCCACCATGTGCCGCCAGCGCAGCCACATCCGATCTCAGGACATCGTCGCAGCTAGGCAGGAAGCCATACGCGATTATATGGAGGCAATAGAGCTACGCTACGGCATCCACGCCGACGGAACTGACATGACGCCGCGGGCAATGCCAACCGGTCCCGCTACCGCGGAGCGAATCACTACATCGGCCCGGAGGCCGGCACGGGCGCGGAGCACTTGAGGCGCAGCCGCGCGGCCAAGGAAGGCTGGAGAAAGCGGAGGAATAATGGATAGCCTAGAGCAATATCTGCGCCGACGCCGCCGTACCGTTTTGACAAGCACCAGCATTACGAGCACGCACGCGCAAAATCTATTGCGGCGGGTTTTATTCAGTGATCGCCATAGATCGCCGAAAGCCAGGCTTTTGGAAGCTATCGAAGTAGCAAAAATCGCAAGAAAAGTACATATGGGGCTTAGCATCCCTGAATGGCCGATGTCGCGTATTCGTAGTCTGCTTGCTCTTAGCGTGAAGAGATACAAGGAAGAGTTTACGAACTACCAAAAGAACCAGTGGCAATTGACGCCAGATATTGCAGAATATCATGACATTCTGCGAGACAGGATTGCGGAGCTTCGGAAGCTCGACAAAACGCCCAGCGACGCGCTGGAAGGGAAGGGGCCATGATGCTTCCACATTACAGCCACTACACGGTAGGATCTAAATGTTGGTGAAACTACCTGGGCGGGTTGATCTCCGCGCAGGCCACTGAATGCCGGAACCACGGCGGGGGGCCTTACTCCTCCCGCCGCCGGCAACGCGAGTAAGGAGCGTAAAGATGGCACAGCCTGAAGACCAATCCGCAACGGCGGAATCCGACTACATCCGCATTCGTCTCGCCCACTGCCTTGTGCTCATCGACGGGACTCCTCACGACCCGGCAAGCCAGAAGGCACTGATCTGGATTCTCATTGAAGAGCTCCTCTCCATCCTCAAGCGAGCCTGGAGGGCCGCGCGATGAATCCGGGGCTGCTTCGCTCAATTGAAGAAGCCTACGAAAAAGCAGTTCTCTCTGAACTAGATAGGGATGGTAGGGATGAGCAGGCTGTCAATCCTACAGCCGGGGAGGTTGACGAATGAAGAGCCCGTCCTTTCAGTTTTACCCGGCCGATTGGCTCTCCAGCGCGAGCATCATCAGCATGACTCCAGCCCAGGAAGGAGCCTATATCCGGCTACTCGCTTACGCTTGGTTGGAACCCGATTGTGGTCTTCCTTTGTCCCACAAAGTGCTCTCACAAATGTCCAGGTTGGGGAAACACTGGGGGCGCAACAAGGATGCCATACTGGGAAACTTCAGAGAGGAAAACGGGCGTCTGTACAATGACCGGCTGCTTGTAGAACGTAGAAAACAAGAGCAATGGAGAGAAAAGTCAAGGCTTGGCGGGTTGAAGAGTGGTTCAACCAGGGCATCAACCAAAAGGCAACCAAACACGAACCACCCTTCAACGGTGGTATCAAAACGGTTTGAACCAAATGGCAACTCTTCTTTTTCTTCTTCTTCTTCTAAAGAAGAACCCCCTATAGTCCCCCAAGGGGGACAGGCGTTCGATCTTCATGCGCCCAGCGAAAACAGCAACGGTCACCATCGGGCGAAATCAGCCAGAAGATCGAGGACCGGTCTGCCTATGACGGCAAGATTCTTGACGTTCTATGAAAGCTACCCCAAGCACATCGACAAGCAGGAGGCTTGGGAGGAGTGGCAACGGCTGACAGAGGACGAAATGGCCGCGGCCGAAGAGGGATTGAAGCGGCAGTTGCCTGGGTTGTTGAACCTTTTGGCTGAGCGGGGCAAGGAAGCGCCTATCTGGAGTCCACGCAGATGGCTTAGCAAAAAGAAGTGGACCAACGATCCCGACTACAACCCGCTCCAGGCTCGATCAGGTTATCGGAAGTTTGAGGAATTGGAGGATCCGTTCAAACTATGATCCGGCAGGAACTCCCATCACACGTCTACGCCGAGCGGATGGTCCTCGGGTCGCTGTTGCTTCGGGGCGACCGCTGGCAGGAATTCGCCGATTCGCTCAGCGTTGCGGACTTCAGCGTTGAGTCGCATCGGACGTTCTGGCGGCGGATGGAGACCCTGGCACGGCGGGGCGACAGCATCGACATGGCTACACTCGGCGCCGAGTTGGAGAGGCAGGGGGAATTCCAGCAGTATGCGAGCGTCCTTGTCAACCTGACGGAAGGAATCCCGGAGATTCCCAATCTGCCGAGTTACGTTCAGCGGGTGAGGGAGACCGGACTTAGGCGGCGCATCATCATAGAAGCGGAGCGGATTCAACAACTAGCAGCCGACCAGTCGGTTGAACTCGCGGACATCAGCGGGATGCTGAGCAAACTCGCGCAAGATTCGACCATGGATGCTGTTGAGAATGAGTTCTCATCTATCGTGGATGTCATTGATGCCTGCGGCGGACTTGGCGCTTATGTGGAACGCCGCAAGTCAGACATGATCCCTTTCCCATGGCAGCGGCTTCAGACAGCGACGGGCGGGATGCGGAGCGGTGAACTAATTATCATCGGCGGGGAGTCCGGTGGGGGCAAGACGGCGTTCGCTGGCAACATCGTTCAACACGCCGGGGTCAACGGCTATGGGGTCGCGGTGTTCAGTTTGGAGATGAGCCGCGATGAACTGGTAAACCGGCAATTGGCATTGGCCGGCCGATTCAACTCCCGTTGGTTCAGGCATTGCGGCGAGTTGCATACCGCGCAGATTGAACGCATTGAGGAAGCCTGCGGCATCCTGTTGGATGCGAAAATCTGGCTGGCGGATATGCCAAACCTGACGGTGACACGGCTGATTGGGGCAGTCAATCGTCTGCGAATGCGGCGGCCAGTTCATCTGGTAGTGGTGGACTACCTGCAACTGATGGAAGCGAAAGGGGCATCCGACAGGGAACGCATCACGGCGATTGTGCGCGGCCTCAAAAACGCCGCGGCTGAACTGGCTTTGCCCATCGTGGCGCTGAGCCAGTACACGAAGCAGAGCCTCGGGGCTGAACGCTCAAGTTCCGATTTCATCGGATCGTCCGAGATCAAACACGCGGCGAACTTGGCGTTACTGCTGAAGGGTGAACAGACCTATCACACGAGCCCGCAAGAGCTTCTGCCATGGTCGGTCCTCATCGACAAGCAGCGGGCGGGCGATTCCAAGGTAGAGATTGAGTTTGTCTGGCGCAAGGATTGTGGATGGTTTCAGGAGGTTAGCCATGCTTCGTGACTACGCATTCGACAACGCGGAGATGGCCCGGCTGTTCCTGTCCGACCCAGTGAAGTATGCGGGTTGTCAGTACGTCTGGGCGCGGCTCTACGCTGAGCGGCATCCGGACACGTGGCAGGTGATCTGCCCGCTGTGCTCGTCGACGCTGACGGTCAGGGACGGGCGAGTGGGATGCGCCTGCGGGTACGCAGCGAGGGTGGAGGGTCTGCCAGTATGAGCGATGACCGATGGGCAACTGAAGTTGAGCGATTACTTACCGAACATGGAGCAGTCCTTTGTCGAACCAAGCGTCACAATGTCTGGACATTCCCCGATGGCCGCACCTTCACAACAGCCAAAACTACATCGGATTGCATGGCGAGCCGGAACAGCCTCACGGATCTGCGAAAAATGCTCGGGTTGACCAAAACCGAGGCTACAGAAGGAAAGCGCCGTGAGAAGAAAAACAAGCCAGGCCGATATGAGGTTCCACGTCTCGCTGAAGCACTCAAGACTGCGGTGGCTCCTCTCGGCCTTGAAGTTGTAGACCCGAAGATCCGCGAGATGGGCCAAGAGATTCATCGGCTCCAGTGGCGGCTCATGAGGCGCAACCAAATGCGCCGTCTGATGCAATCATGGTGGGGATGGAGGATCCAGCGATGGATACACTATCGGATTCGATTGGGAAGGATGGCTTTTCGAAAATAGAAAGTTTCACATTACCACTACGATGCCCAAAGTTAACGATTACGTTGCCCCAGGACGCGACGGAAGCGAAAAAACAAGGGAACCACACATTCTTCGCTTCGGAACGCTCCACGGGCCAGGAACGACAAAGTATAGATTGCAAGGAGAACGAATCATGCACCTGACGATTCTGTCCCGCCGCGGCGGGGACCCCTCTCCCCTCCTCATCGCCCGGCGGCTGCACCAGGCGGCGATCCGCGCGCGGCGGGCGAAGCGTGAGCGCGATATGCGATACATCCGCGAGCTTGAGACTGCGCCTCAATTCAACCCGCTGGCACCAAGAACATTCTCTCGGAAGGTGCTGCAATGACGATCCGCTCGGCGCTGTGCTCAATGGACCGCAGCCACCCGAAGTTCAGGTGGCCGTGGGATGAATCAACGACGGTGACAGATGAGTCCAATCCCATCAGCGAAGAAACAGATCGCTGGGTTCAGTCTCAAATTGCTCTCCAGCAAGCCGAGCGGCGCTTCGCCGAACTCCGAGAGAGGGAAAACTGCCATGACTGAGCCCCGCGTCTACATGGGCTTCACCCGCGACGAAATGCTGCAACTCCTCAACGCCTTCAGCTTCATCCCCGGCCGTGAGGCGCAGCGGCTTTACCGGCGCATCAGCAACGCCTACTTTGACCGGCACGGCCAGCCGCCGGCTACCGTACTTGTCACGCGGCTTCCAGAAGCGCTTGAGGCCATCGCCATTGAACCCGAACAGGAAGAGGCCCATGGATAACCCCGGCGACTACAGCCTTATGTGGAACTGGATTGCGAGCGGCGAGAATCGCTCGGTCGCACTTTTGCTCACACAGCGACCCCATGGCGCGGCCATCACCGTTCAACTGAACGATGGCGACAAAGCCGCTGCCCACTTCACCAATCTAAACGTGGACGGAACGCCGCCATTCTACGCTACGCGAGAGGCCATTCAGAAGGCATTCATCCTGGCAGTCCAAGAGATTGCCAAACGGCAACCAGCCGAACCAGCGAGGACATCATGAAGGACCGCATCGTCACCGCCGCCATCGTCACCATCTTCATCCTGACCATCGCGGCATTCCTTGTCCACGGCCAGCAAGACTACGGGCCGGTCTGCCGCGAGGGCGAGGTCTACGGCGCGGATGGGACCCAAACCGCAATCGGGTGCCAGCCGCTTTACCGCAATGGAGAGTGCCCCGTCTGCCGCCGCCAGCATCCACCCTACCCGTGGAACGACAACTGGAGCGGGCCGCGGGAGCGCATCGTCAAGTGCCTGCGGTGTTCGAACGCATTCTGGCAGAAGGCGGAGACAAACAAGTAGATGAGAAGCCACAGACTATCTTTTGATAGATCAACATTTTCCTATTGACATCCAACGCTTCTTATTGTTTCATATAATTGTTGGCGTAGCGAAGTCGCTGGTACTTCGACTGACGATAGGGATTAGTCACCCAGCGGCGCTATACTCGCCAACACAAGTTATGGGCCGTGGTGTAGGGTTCGGTTACTTCTATTATGAATCTAAGCGCCGAATTCGCTTGTTCCCGGCTCAACTGAAAGGAGTGTCATGGCGCGGCTGAATGTAGCGGTTAATAATCCGGTTGTTCTGACTCACGAAGGCGCACGCGCCGACATGATCAAGCCGGAAGCCGCGCTGCGCCGCACTCTGCTGACTTGTCTGCTCTGGGAAGACACCTTCTACGAAAGCGGCGACAATATTGCCAAGCGCCTCGCTTCCTACGTTCCATTGGTCTCGCCGCACGCTGTTGCCAGCCTTGCGGTACAGGCTCGCAATCAGTTCAAACTGCGCCATGCGCCACTATTCCTTATCCGCGAGCTGGCTCGCATTAAGGGGACTGGGCCACTGGTGCGTGCGGCGCTTGCCGATATCGTTCAACGCCCTGACGAACTGGCAGAGTTTCTTGCGATCTACTGGAAGGACGGGCGCCAGCCGCTTTCAGCTGGCGTAAAAAAGGGCTTGGCGCAAGCGTTCACGAAGTTCAACGAGTATCAGATTGCCAAGTGGAACCGGGCGAACGTGGTCAAACTGCGTGACGTTCTGTTTCTCACCCATCCAAAGCCCAGCGGCGAAGCCCAAGCCGAACTTTGGAAACATCTCGCCAACGGGACGCTAACGGCTCCCGATACATGGGAGGTTGCTTTGTCAGGCGGAGCAGACAAGCGTGCAACCTTTGAGCGCCTACTTCGTGAGCAGAAACTCGGCGGCATGGCTGTACTCCAGAACCTCCGCAACATGATTGATGCCGGGGTGGATCAATCCCTGATCAGCGAACGTCTCAGTCGTGGCATTCACAAAGCCTTACCCTTCCGTTTTATCACCGCCGCGCGGCACGCTCACGTGATTAAGTCTGCCATCGAAACAGCCATGCTCAAGGCGGTTGAAAATCTCCCGCCGATTCCAGGCAATACCGGACTCCTTGTTGACGTATCTGGGTCCATGTATTCTGCACTCTCGGGAAAGTCAGAAACTACTCGACTAGACGCTGCCTGTGGACTGGCAATCCTGCTGCGCGAAAAGGCGCACAAGGCAAGCATTGCGACGTTTTCAAATGATCTTGTCACGATCCCCGATTGCCGGGGCTTCGCCTTGCGCGATGCCATCCTGAACTCGCAGGACCATTCTGCAACGCGACTCGGATATGCGCTCCTAAAGTTAAAGGACATGCAATGGGATGAACTCGACCGCATCATCGTCATCACCGACGAGCAAACGGCTGATACCATTCCGCCGGCCTTCGCGCCCCACTGCTACATCATCAATGTCGCACCCTACGACAAGTCCATCGGTAACAAGAGCGGCTGGCTTCACATCAACGGATGGAGCGAGCGCGTCCTGGATTACATGGTCGAATTAGAGAACGAATGACTACGCAACTCATTACACCCGCCGAAGCCGCCAAACTCCTCAAAATCACCAGACGAACCGTTTACGCATGGCTGCGGTCCAATATCCTGCCAGCCTTCAAGTTTGGCAGATGCTGGCGCATTCGGATTCAGGATATCGAACAACCAGATCGTCACCCCACCCGCCCCGGCAGGCGCCGTAAATGAGCCCCCTGCTTGAACCGCGCCGGCGTGGCCGGGGTCTCGGGCTTCGGCGAGCATCGGCCATCGCATCCGCGCAGTTCCAGCACTTCTACGATCGCCGCGGCTAAGTCCGCCAGATCCGACCGCATCGCCCAACTGCATGTCCGCGCCACACGCTCAACTTCACGAAGTGCCAACTTCGCCGTCTTTGCTTCCCCGGCGTCAACCTCCAACACCGAGTCGGCATCATGCCGCAGTTTCAGTCCGGCCATCAGCGTCCAGCGGCCCCACCGATACCCGATCATCCGCTTCATGCGCGGCCAGCCTTCACCTACTCCCGATGCTCGCGCATCAGCCTTTCCAGCGTCTCCCGCGCTTCCCGGCACTCCATCCAGATCCTGTGCGGCTTCCGCCGAACCGCCCTCGCTCTCTTGCGCTTCATGGTAGTATTGTAGCATGAGGAACAACCCCGTCCGCATCCCATCGGACATCTATGAAAAGATCCGTAAGTACGCCTTCAAACACCGCATCTCCATGACCGAAACCATCCGTCAGGCTTGGCAAGCCTTCGAAAATTCACTCAAGAGGAGTCCTCAATGAAGTTCAAACAGGTCCCCGCGACCGACGCTGAAAAGCATAACTACAATCGCAAGATCAGGAAACTCTTCGAGGAAGGCAAGTTCAAGCCAGGACTCCATCACGTCACCATCAATCACGACAACTGGTGCGGACTCTACAAAGGCCGATACTGCAACTGCAATCCGGACATCGTCATCCACAACCCGCTCTCAAACTTTCCTCTTGACAACTAATTCATTACGTGGCCTAATACTAACTGACCGAGCATTTTCAAAGCCAACCGCCACCTCCACTGCTCTAGGGTGGCGGTTTTCATTTTCCCCCTTGACACACACCCCCATCTCACCCTATCCTGTCATCGGTCATGAAAATGCCCACGGCCGGTATAGAGCAGCTAGCAAATCCAGTGGTACCGGTAACCACACCCGGAAACTCTGTGCCAGGCGTTGCGCTGATCCAAAAACCCCCTTCAGTGACCGGTGGTGAGGGACCCTCCACCATGAGGCGAATATGACGCAACGTGTGCTCTCGGCAAGGCCGTGCCCCAAGGACCCAAGCCTAAACGGTTGCACCTGCTGATCTTATCAGCGCAACCGCATGGCCCAAACCAATTGCCGACAAACCTAGCAGGCCGCCGTGCGTCCCAAGATCGAAGCGCGGCGCGGCTTACTAAACCAAGCCGCTATCGAGAGTCACGGGTTACTCTCGGTGCGTCTACGCACCGCCTTCGGCGGCCGCAACCCCTTTCCAACTCCCCATCCACCGTGTCTATCCTGCCTCACCACCTCCTACCACCTGTACCACCTGTACCACCGCCCATCCACCTCAACACTGCCCCACCTCACCCCCACATCCCAACCCGCCACCACCCCCCACCCTCACACCAAACCCCGTACCCCCATTGACAGGGAACAATACGTACACGCGCGGACGGTGGTACATTCGCCAGGGACGCATGGGGGGGATGGCGGGGGTGCCAGGCCGCGGCTATCGCATTAGAATAACGACATTGCGCCGTTGCATAAATCGCTGATATGACGACGTGAATGACACTCGCGCTAATCGGTATTTTCGTTGGTGTCCACGTCGTGGACAGGGTCGCAGCGCTCCAAACGCGGCATCACGACCATGATCTGCACCTGAGCATCCGGCGCAATCTCGAATTCGCCGCGGAGCCTACCGCGGAGCTCGATGGCTGCCGATTCCGCCCGGTCGATCGATGCCCATGCGCCGAATTCGCCAGCCGCCTCGGCTTTATCGAGCAGCTTAGGGTAGCGCGCGATCTTGCGCCTCAGGAGATCCTCGGTAGTTAGATCCGGGATCATTGCGGCTGTTTCCGACCTAAACTGTCTCAAATCAGCCACAGACTGTGGTGCAATTGACACACCTTCAGCGCGGGTTTGGGACTTGAGGGCTGGACGGATGACGCGGGTTTTAAACCGGGAGAGGGATTGAGCGCTGAGGCCGAACTCGGCCCCAATCGACTTAAGAGAATCGCCGGCTAAGATCTTTGAAATGATCAACTTACGGCTTGGGTGTTGCTCGATAGTGGAGATAGGATGAGCCATTGCGATTCGCGGATCCGATTTGGGATCGACTCCTACTCGGCATGATATGCGGAAGAAGCGCCTGGCCGCAAGGAGGAGGCTATCTTTAGATTGGAGCGGCACTTTTTTTATTGACTTGCGGAACGCAGCCGCACTAAGATGGGGATGCGCTGATGGAGGGCGCAATGAGATGAGAGCCACAATCACAGAGCACGATCACCGCATCACGATCGAACTGCGGCGCGACCCCGACGCCTATCGATGGTACGAGTCGGCGACCGGGGCCGACACAGAAGTGTCGGCCCCGACGGAGCGGGACGCCGTGCTGGCCGCGCAGGCCGCATGGCGATCATGGGATTTTCGCGTGGAGGAGGGCGAGTAGGGTTGTTCGGAGCTGCAATCTGATGGCGGATTATTAGGGCGGTAGGTTTGTGCTGCCTGCTCATCGTCGCGTGCGGCGATGAGGGGACCGCACAAGCGGTTCAGCGCCGATGGAGGGATCAAATCATGTCGAATTATTGGTACGAAAAAGGCCGCGAGTTCGCGGAAATTGTGGAGATTGGCCCTGGGGCTGGAGCATTTAATCCCAACTCTGCAATGGCAGAGTGGCACGAGTTCGTCCGGAGTTGTGATCTACCGCCCTATGAAGGGCTTACGGACGAGCAGGCGAAAGATTTGACAGGACTGCTAGAAGCAGCCCTGTCGGTCCGTCGGTTCCGCGAAGAATTTGCCAGCGGATATCGAGCAGCATTGCGAGCATCGCGCAGTGCCCGCAGGGCTGCTGCTCATGTCTGATTAAGGCTTGCACTAGGAAAGGAGATAAGATGAACGACCACGTGAAAATTTTGTCTGACGCCCTCCATGAGTGGGAGCGCGAGTCGCTGTTTGGCTCGGAGTACTTGGTTGAGCCCGGGTGGTGGGCCAACGATGCGAATGGGAGAGGAGAGGAGAGTAGAAGGTGATAACCCGTGTAGTTGCAGCGGTTTTGGGCGCTGCGCTCATGCTGTGGGCGTGGCGAACGGTTCAGCGTTCTGGCGAGGGGTCCGAGGCATTTGCCAAGGCGATCGTGCTCGGACCCCTCGCCTGGTTCGTCGGCGGGGCGACGATCGCCCTCGCCGTCCTATTGAGGTAGATGCGATCGCCCCCGCTGCCCTCTGACGAGGGCGCGGATTCCGCCGCATTCGCCGAGTGCAGCGCAACCCGCAAGGGGGAAAGGAACGATATGTATCACCTAGAGACAATCCGCCGCGGTGATTGTGTCGCCGGGTTCCGGGGGCACCGCGCCGCCAAAATTTTGGAGGAGTACCCCACGCTCCGCGCCGTCGAGATCTGGCGTCGTGGAGGCAATAAGAAACCATCCACGAGGCCCGGCATCGCCATCTACATTCTGGCGACTGGCGGTAAGTGGGCCAAGTCGAGCGAAATCCGCATCGACGAAGAGGACCGCCGAGGCGCGGACCGCGCCTGGCAGGAGAGCCGCCGCGAGAAGGCCATGGCACCGTTCCGCGCCTGCCAGGAGTTGCAGGCGGAACTCGGGCTTGGGCGCTGTTTCCAGCTGGCCTACGATGAGTACCGGGGAGCGGTCATGCTCTACGAGACTCTGCACGACTGCTGCGGACGTTTCGGTGATGCGGTTCGCACGCCAGAGGCCGCACTCGATATCATCCGCCGCCGCCGCCCGCAGCACGACTCGGTGTACCATCAGCACCCCGTAAGGGGGCAGAGCG